TTATTCGTACAAAAATTTGTGTTCTATGCCGTTTTTGAAACGTATCGAAAGAATTTTGCCATCCAGAATTACAATTTTTTTTATGACCGAATTGACGAAATCCTTGATGATTTTCGTGTCGATTTTTCGTATCATAGTATCGAAGTTCACATACCGTTTTGTAAGTAGTTGCTGACTCATTATGAAGTAAGACGCTTTTGCTATAAAGTCCTCGTCGGAGATCGAGAACGAAGCGGAAGCGTTTTTTTCTATCTCTTCAAGCCGAGCGTCTATTTGTTCGAGTTCGTCAGTAATTGTTTTGCGTTCGATAAAGTATTCCGTTTCGGGCATATCGCTTTCGCTGTACAGATACAAAGTTTTGAGACGTGCAAGCGCACGTTCTTTTTTTCGTTTCTCTGTAAGTAATAGATCGCGCTCGTTTATGGCGGTGTCGTCAATAGTTACGTTTTTCGGTTCGTATATATCTGTACCGAATTTGCCGGCGCGGAGCATATCATACATTTCCTGCAGACCCGCTTTGTCGATGCCTTTCACGTCAGAGAACACGTCGCCACGAAGAAGTTTTTTCTCGAAAGTTTCAAGGCTTGTTGTTGCGCCGAAATTGTTTTGCGCTTTTATGATGTTTGCAACGTAGTTTAGTATGAATGGTCCTACCACGATGTCGGAAATGTATTTGTTGGGACAATCGTTAAAGCGGCGGTGGCGTGAGCATAGATAAATAGACGGGCGATAGCCGTTGTCGCGCTCCCTGTCAATCGTGGCGCACATCTGCGAGCCACACTTGCCACAGATAAGAATACCTGCGAAGATGTGAGTGTTCACTCTCGTGTATGTGCGCGGGCCGTCCTTGTTGCTACGGCGATTTGCTTTTAGTTGGTTGTTCACAGATTCCCAGCGTTCGCGGTCAACGATAGGTACGTGGTGGTCTTCAACCAGAATCCACTCCGATTCGGGGCGGCGGTTAGTTTTTAGACGATAGTTTGTTTTGCTTAAATCGTGCTTGTTGTATAGATAGTTTCCTATGTAGAACGGATTGGAGAGCATTGTCCTTGCAGTCGTCGGATTCCACGCTATTCCGCTGCGCGTCGAAAGTCCGTTTTCGTTTAGAAACTTGCACGTCTGCAGAAGGGAATGAGTTTCTTCATACTTGTCATAGATGGCGCGTACAGTCGCGGCTTCTTTTTCGTTGATTGAAAAGATTTTAGTAACTTTGTCGTAAGCGTAGCCGAAAGGTATGCGTCCGCCGTTCCATTGACCGTTATTTGCACGTGATACCATTACGGCGGTAACGCGCTCCGAAGTCATTTTACGTTCGAGTTCTGCGAAAATCAGAATGATTTTGAGCATCGCTTCGCCTATCGCGGTTGACGTGTCAAATTGCTCGTTTTTGCTGACGAACACTACGCCGAGACGTTTTAATTCTTCGTACATAGCGGCGAAGTCAAGCAGATTACGGGAAATGCGGTCAATCTTCCATACTATGAGATGAGAAAATTCGCCGGTTCGTAATCGCGCCATCATCTGTTGATAGCGCGGTCTGTCGGTGTTCTTTGCGGAATAGCCTGCGTCTTCAAAGATTTCGTATTCGGGAATATCGAGCGCATATTTCGCATAGTTGGCAAGGTCGCTTTTTTGTAAAGGAAGGCTGTCCTTGTCAATTTGCATATTTGTAGATACGCGGACATAAAGGGCAGCCTTCTTGTTAAGTTTAGATTCTTTCTGCATAATTATCTATCACGCTTTTAAGCGTTTCGTATGTCGCTTCTGTCGGGTAGAGTGCTTTCAAGGCATTGAGCGTCAGAGTTTTCTGTTCGCCGCATTGCTCGTTCAGTACGGAAGTGGGAAGAACATAGAATTTCCATTGTTCGAGATGCAAGGGTTCAATAATTTCGCGGTTAAGGCAATCGAGTAGGCAGAAGACATATATTTGCGATTTGCGTTCGCGCTTCACGATTTCGTTGTCATCAAAAACATAGGTCGGTGCAATACCGAAGATGGGAGATGAAAGAACATCGCTTTGCAATGACTGAATGTATGCGGACGATTTGACTTCGATTACGTTGCCATTATATGGTATGCGGTAAGGTTCATTCGACTGGCGTAAAGTTACGTCAAGCTCAAGAGCGCTTGAAACGATATATTCAGCAAGTATGCTGCGCGTTACGCTGTTCGTAAGGTCTGACGATACCCACATAAGAAAGTCGGAAAGAAGACGGTTGACCGGCATATCGTCATAAGTAAAATGTTCGTTGCCCGTATATAGTCTGTTCATAGTTATTCTCCGTCGCGTAATGCGTCTTTTTCTTTCTGCGTAAGATACTTGTCAAGTAAAGCAAAGAATACTTTTTTATCGTCGGCAGAAACCCTGTTCCAGACATCTATAATCGTTTTCTCTTCGATGTCTATATCATCTTTGCTCTGCGGCAAGTTTGTCAATCCGATAAGGTAATCAGACGACACATTGAGAGCAGATGCAACGTCTCGCAGTACAATCAGTATCGAAGGGGAAGCCTTATTGTTTACATATCGGGAAATGGTGGCTTCCGTAGTGTTCGCGTTGTCTGCGAGCCACTTCTGTGAAACGCCGCGATATTCGATTGCTGCCAAAAGTCTGTTTGAGAAGTTATCCATTGTTTTGACCTCCATAGTTACCATTTTAATATTTTTTGACCGAATAAGATAGCAAATTACAGTCATATTGATTTTTTTCTTAAAAATTATAATTTTACACCGTAAATCAGTTTGACAATTACAGTTCTGTAAGTTAGAATATGAGTACAAACAAAAATTCATTGGAGTACGCTATGAATACGAATTTGTTAAAATCGGTAAGAGTTAAGAACGGCAAAACGCAAACCGATATGGCATCATTGATAGAGAAGTCTATTGACACCTATGCGAAGAAAGAAAGGGGCGAAGTTTACTTCACGCCGGCAGAGATGGTTAGAGTATCGCGGACGCTAAACCTTACGTTTAGTGAGTTCAACGATATTTTTTTTAACTCTGAATTACAGTTCTGTAATTTTTAACTGCCTTCGCTTTTAACAATTACATTATATCGCAAACGGGGTAAATTCACAATGGGAAACGACTCTACGAAACCTAACGAAAACATCTACTTCAAGTGTAGAAAAGAAGCCGCTTTATACGACGAGAGACTACGGAGCCGCGAAAGCGCCGCAGACCTGCTCGGCGTAAGTCCTTCATCGCTTGCGGATTATGAGTTAGGAAATACGAAAGTTGTCCCCGTCGATAAAGTCAATTTGATGGCAGACCTGTATAATGCACCGCAATTAAAAACGATGTATTGCAAGCACGATTGTCCGATAGGAGATTGCCTGACGCTTGCGACTGAAATCCCCAGCCTTGAAACGGTGGTTCTGCGATTGCTGAACAATCTTGAAGACGGGAAATTATCGGAAGTTAAAAGACAGTTGATAAACATTGCGGCAACGGAAGGCATTTCTACGCAGAATGTACATTCGATTGACGAAATCCTGAAATATCTCGATAGGCTTGTCGAGTCGGTAAGCGGGCTGAAATTGCTGTGTACGAAAACGAAGGCGGCGATAGAAGGCTTATGACGAAGGAAAGCATTTTGAAATATCTCGAAGAAGTTTTCGGGATCAAGTCTGAAAGCGAACTCAATGCGGCTATGGCATCAGCGGAAAAGTTGAACGTCGGAATAATGACAAAAGGAGCAAAGAATGATAAATCTACCCGAACTTAAAGAATTGCAGTTTTGCGAGAAAACACACACGTACACGGTAAACGGATTTGTTGTACCAAGCGTGTCAGAAATAATGAAACCGTTGTCGGCAGCGCATTACGGCGGAATAGACACAGATACGTTGAACAAAGCCGCAAACAGAGGAACGATAGTCCACGCAGCGGTAGAAAACTACCTGTTGTTTGGAATTGAAGACATCAGTAAGGAGTTGCGTGGCTACTTCGACGGGTTCAAAAAGTGGATAGACGAAGTTAAGCCGGTGCCTATCAAGACGGAGTGCAGAATATATCACAAAACGCTTAACTATGCAGGAACGGCAGATTTGCCGTGCTATATAGACGACGTGCCGACGCTGGTCGATTTCAAGACTACCGCGACGGTTGCGAAGGTACTCACAAGAGTTCAGCTCGAAGCGTACAAAAAGGCGTTTGAAAGCCACGATGTAAAGTTTGAGCGCAAACTCATCATTCAATCCAGAAAAGACGGGACATATCACGCGGAACAGCACCCGATAACAGATGCAGAAAGTTGGAAGGTATTTACCGAGTTGCTTGATGTGTACCGCTTTATCAAAAAAAATCAGTAGGAGGTTTCAAATGGAACAGGAAGAACAGGTTGTGGCCGTATTGCCCGAAGTTGTTGAAGGTAAAACGGTTGCGGAAGCGGAGATGAGCAGAGAAGTTACCGCAGTCGAAGAGAGAGCGGGGCAGATTACGATTGCAACGCAAGGCGACTACGAAGACGCTGCGGCGTTCGGAAGGCTCATCAAACAGAAATCGGCGCAGATTATCGAATTTTTTGCACCGATGAAGAAGGCGGCTCACGAAGCGCACCAGAACATCTGCACCCGTGAAAAAGAAATGCTCGCGCCGCTCATTGCAGCAGAGAAAACGGTCAAGCAGGTTATGGGCGACTACGTAATGGAGCAGGAACGCAAAAGACGCGAAGAGGAAGAGCGCGTAAAACGTCTTGCCGAAGCGGAAGCTGAAAAGAAGTTGCAGGAAGCAATGGCTCTCGAAGCGAGCGGCAAGCAGGATGAAGCGGAAGCGGCGCTTATGGAAGCGGACATCGTAGACAGCGCGAGCAGGAACGTAATCGTGGAAGCGCCGAAGATTAAGGCGGACGGCACGTCGTCCAGTATCGATTGGGAAATCACGGCGGTAGACGACGGCAAAGTTCCCGTCGATTTTGCGGGTATGTGCATCAGACCCGTAGATACGAAAGCAATTCTCAAACTCATTCGGGCATCGAAAGGGCAGATTAAGATACCCGGCATCCAGTACAAATCTGTCGCAAAATTATCTTTCAGGAAATAATCGGAGGTTTTCAAAATGGAACAGAATAAGGCTTTAAGTACGGTAGAGCAGAACGCTTTGCAGGTAAGTTACGAAATCTGCGGCACGAGTGTACAACTCGATATAGACTTCGTAAAGAAGTATCTTGTCAGAGGACGTTCCGAACTGGTTACGGATCAAGAGTTGGTTATGTTTATCAACACCTGCAAGATGCAGAAACTCAATCCGCTGGCAAACGGAGAAGTTTATCTCATCAAGTACAGCAAAGACGAGCCTGCGCAGATGGTTGTAGGCAAGGATTCCTACAATAAGCGGGCTTTCCTGAACCCGAATTATCTCGGAAAGGAAGACGGCATCGTTGTCGTTCGCGGGAATACGGTGGTTCAGAAGAAAGGATGCTGCTTGTATCCTACGGAAGAACTTATCGGCGGATGGTGCCGCGTTTTCTACATCAAGAAAAACATCAAGTTGGAAGCGTTCAGAGAGGTTTCGCTTTCTGAATACAACAAGGGTATGGCGAACTGGAAGAGTAAGCCGGCGACGATGATAAACAAAGTTGCCATTGCCCAGTGTTTGCGCGATGCGTTCCCTTCCGATTACGAAGGGTTGTATGCAGAAGAAGAACTCATTTCGTCTGGTCTCGTTCGCGCAGATGATGAAGGAAAGATTCAGGTTATCGACGCAGACGGCGTGGTTGTGGAAGGGGAGACAACCGTTGAACTTCCCGAAGACAACAGAGTTATTACGCAGGACGAAAGAAAAGAAATGTTCGCATTTGCGCAGGAAGTTTACGGCGGAAAGGAAGCGGGAAATGCCAAAGTCAAAGAGTTCCTTAAAGCAGAAAACGTAGAATCCACTACGGAATTAAAGAAAGCGCAATACGACAGAATTATGGCTCAAATCGAGCAGGATAAAAACGGCGGCAACAAAGGCGACGACAACGGCGACGCAGAATAATCCGCGAGGAGCGTCATAATGGGAAGATTGCCAAAAATAGGGGTCGATTATTTTACGCACGACGTTCACGCTGCGACTGGTCCTACCATGTTTACGGTGCAGAACAGTTTTGGAAATGACGGTTATGCGTTATGGTTCAAGCTGTTGGAGTTTATGGGTACGCAGAAAGAACTTTATGCAGATTTTTCGGTACTGAAAGATTGGGAGTATTTTGTATCGCTTGCGAGAGTTGACAAGGATAAGGCAATAGCAATTTTAGACCTACTTGCAAATATCGACGCGATAGACAAAGAGTTGTGGACTACGAGAAAGATAGTATGGTCTGACAACTTTGCGGGAAGAGCGAAACCAGTTTTCGATAAACGGGGAACGCTCACACCTGATAAGCCGGACATAGAGGAAAACGTACCGCAGACGGAAGAACAGGGAAATCCTGCGCCGAAACGTAAAAAGAAAACTGACGACGACCCCAGCAAAAAGAAATATGCAGAGTTTGTCAGTATGGAGGAGCGCGAGTATCAAAGTCTTGTTGATAAGTACGGAGAGAAAGCGACGGAGAAGCTCATCGAGTTGCTTGATAACTACAAAGGGAGTAGCGGAAAGACCTATAAAAGCGACTACCGCGCCATTCTCAACTGGGTGGTAGATAAAGCGCAAAAGGAATACCCGAAACTGTTTACGGCGCAGAACGACACGCCGGATGACGGAAGAAATCCGTTTGACGAATAGGAGGAGGTATGAAACAGATAGGTTCGATACTTGACGAGCAAAACTGGCTTGAAACGATGGAACTCGCCTGCAAACGGTCAATAGATGCTAACCCTGAAAGGGAAGGCGACTTTATGAAAGACGGGTTCCTACATTGCGGCAAGTGTAAAGAGCCGAAGCGAGAATACTTTGAATGGCACGGACATCAGATTTTAACTTCGCGTGATTGCAAGTGCATCCGAGATGCCGAAGAAGCGGAAGAAAAGCGTAAGAAGTACGAAGAACGTATGGCGAAGGTGGCAAGACTGCGCAGTGTGTCGCTTATGGATGAAGTGTTTTACAAAGCGACGTTCAAGAACTTCGATATAACGGACGATAACAGGAAAATTTACAATGCTTGTGCTAAATATTGCAGAGCGTTCCAGCAGATGCTTGAAGATAATCAAGGATTACTGTTTTACGGAAACGTAGGAACGGGAAAATCGTTTGCGGCTGCTTGCATTGGAAATTACGTTATGAGTTGCCTTCGTCCAGTGGTAATGACATCGTTTGTAAAGCTCCTGCCGCAGTTCTCGGCGTTTAGAGATAACGACGAGCAAGACCTCATCGACAGGCTTACAGAGCCGGACCTGCTAATACTTGACGATTTGGGCGCGGAGCGCAACACAGACTTCGCACTCGAAAAGGTATACAACGTAATAGACAGCAGGTACAGGGCAAGGAAGCCTATCATACTCACAACCAACTTGACGTTAAAAGAGATGAAGGAAAACACGGACATCCGATATGCTCGAATCTATGACAGGGTATTTGAAATGTGTTATCCGATTAAATTTGAAGGTTCGTCGAGAAGACGCATTGAAGCCAAAGAAAGGTTTGATAAAATGAAATCGTTTTTAAAAGGAGATGACTGATGGAGAAAGAAGAGTTCATCGCGGAATTAAAGATTTTCAGCAAAGAAGACAGGAAGACGGTGGCGGCTATTCTGTTTGAGAACGGTTACACGGTCAGGCAAGGCAAAAAGAAGCGCACCGAAACAGGAAAGTCGGTAGATTACACGGTAATAGTAACCGACAAGAAGGGAGAGAGCGCGGAAAGATGAGAAGTTTTACGTTTACCATTCCCGGACAGCCGAAAGGCAAGATGCGTCCGAAAGTAACAATGCAGGGCGGATTCGCTCACGCTTATACGCCGAAAGAAACGACATCCTATGAAAATTATGTCAGGGTTATGTACCAGATATGCAAGAACAAGATGTTTCTTGATGGTGCAATTCGGGCGGACATAGTAGCGTTTTTTCCTATCCCGAAATCGACGAGCAAGAAGAACAAAGCGCTTATGCTTGCAGGCGAGATCAAGTACACAAAGAAAGTCGATTGCGATAACCTTGCAAAGATTGTGCTGGACTCGCTGAACGGCATCGCCTACAAAGACGACGCGCAGGTTTACGAACTGTCGGTAAAGAAACTGTATGCAGAAGAACCGAAGGTAGTAGTTACCCTTACGGAAGTAGGCGATTAGGCGGCGGTAAAGCAGCTTTCTTGGCTGTTCGGGGAAGATAAACACTTTATCCGCAGGAAGCAATCAAAAGGCAACCAGCGGCAACCAGTAAGTAATATAGCATTCAAAATATCAATCTAATCAGGAGGTTAAGGTGTGGGTATTGTAGAAGAAACAAGACGTGCCGGTTATGAATCGGTAGTAGACAAAAGAGCAGATAGAAGCGACGTTATTCTTTCCGTTCTCGGAAGCAAACAGATGACAGTAAGCGAGATTGTTAAAGAATTGCTTGACGAAGGTATTATCAAATACTACGACAGAAATTTTGTTGCGCCGCGCCTGACGGAATTAAAAGAAGCCGGCAAAGTAAAGGTGGTCGGCAAAAGAAAGTGCATTATGTCGGGCAAGATGATAGCGGTGTGGGAGCGTGTGGATCAGTGAAAAGTATTTTGCAGAATAGCGACGCGCCCAGATGCTGTTATTTCTGCCGGTCCACCTATAATTTGCATTTGCATCATATTTTCGGCGGGACGGCAAACAGGAAGCAAAGCGAGAAGCACGGGTTCAAAGTATTCCTGTGCGGATTCCACCACAATATGTCGAACGAAGGAGTGCATTTCAATCGAGAACTCGATTTGAAGTTAAAGCGGGAATGTCAAGCCAAGTTCGAAGAGACTCACAGCCGAGAAGAGTTTATGAAAATTATCGGCAAGAACTATTTAGATTAAGGAGAAGGAAATGACTACCAAAATAGAACTCAACAAAGACCTGTCCGTTGACTATACGGAGTGGAAGAAGAATATCACAAGCAAGGGCTATTCCTACTACGATTTCAGCAGGGAAGAAGTAGAAAGAATAGCAAAGAAAAACGTCAAGGAAGTATCGACGACGGAAATCAGAACGCTGGCGCAGGCTCTGTTTCCGCAATATCTTCAATGTAGCGGACTGTTCGACGGATTCCTGTTCTTCGAAGTCATTGACGGGGTAAGGGTTGACCCGCCCAAGTATTGTTACGAAACGTGCAATTCCTATTTGAACAATGACGGCAAAGCAAAAGTCAATCGGCTCATTGAAGAAATCGAAGACCTGTTCGAGCAGAACGAGATTGACTGTTCAGAAGACTGGAAGAATTATTTCAGACAGGCAAAGGAGAAAGCGGCGTGAATAAGGCAGAACTTATCGGAAATCTCACAAGAGACCCCGAATTAACAGAAACAGTAAGCGGAGTATCTGTGTGCAGGTTCTCCATAGCGGTCAATCGCAACTACTATGGCTCCGATGGAGAGCGCAAGACGGATTACTTCAACTGCGTGGCGTGGCGCGGTTTAGGGGAAACGATAGGCAGATATTGTAAGAAAGGGCATAAGGTCGGAATTACGGGGAATATCGAAACGCGAACGTATGAAGACAACAAAGGAGTGAAGCACAACACGGTTGACATTATCGTGCAAGATGTAGATTTCCTTACACCGAAGAGCGATGACGACGATTACTATGCAGACGAACCGCGCTCCGCTCACAAATCGGAATCGCAAGGTTACAACATAGACGACGATTGCCCGTTTTAGGAGGTAAGAATGGAAAGATTGAACAGGTGTCCGTTCTGCGGCGGGGATGCTGAAATCGTAGGCAGAAAGAAGATGAAGGCGGTTTGTAAGAACTGCGGGGCATCAAGTCCGATATTCAATTTCAGATCGGAAGCGGTGGAATACTGGAACACAAGGACGATAGTCCGTTGTAAGGATTGTAAGTTCTATCACGCGGATGAAAAGTGGTGCGATAAGAACAGCCATTTTGAAGGCGGCGCGGTAAGGACGTTTGAAGAAAGTCAATTTTGCTCTCTGGGCGAAAAAATAAATTAGGAGATTTGACTATGGAACAAGAAAAGCAGGAAGCACTCAAAGAGTGCGAAGTGGTCGTCAACACCGACCCGAAGAACGGACCGCTTGACGGTGCGAGCGCAAAAGTGAACGTGGCGCGGTTTATCTTCAACGATGACGGGCAGACGTTCAAGCACAAGGTACTCGAAGGGAACATCAAAGCCAGTTATGAAATCGGCACGGTGTCTATTTCGGTGCCGGAAGAAAAGATTATGCTTGCAGTTCGTCTTGACGAGATTATGCAGGTAATGTTTGCGGCGGCGGGTGCGTACAGAAAACTCGAAGAAGAAAAAAATCAAAAGAAGGAGACTAACAATGATTGAGAAAGTTAACCCCAGCCATCCCGATAAGGTGGCAGACAGAATTGCAGGCGCGATTGTAGACCTTGCCTATACGCAAGAAGAAAATCCGAAGGTTGCGGTGGAAGTTCTTATCGGACACGGCAGATGCCTTATTATCACGGAAAGTTCCGTAGAGTTTAATCCGGAAGACGTTTACGCGGCGGTCAGCAGAATCACAAATACGGAGTACAGAATCGAACTCTTACAGGCAAAACAGGATGCGCATCTCGCGGGAAATCAGAACGGCAAGATCAGGTGCGGCGACAACGGGATTTTCAAAGGTGTTCCGCTCACGGAAGAGCAGAAGTCCTTATCGAATATCGCACACGGCATATACGGAATGGTTCCGCACGACGGAAAGTACATCTTGGACGGCGAACGGCTCATAATCTGTCAGAGCAACGTCGAAAGCGATTACATCAGGAAGTTCTACCCGAAGGCAATCGTCAATCCGCTTGGGGATTGGGAAGGGGGAACGGACGTAGATACGGGCGCGACAAACAGGAAACTCGGTTCCGATATGGCAGACGGAGTAACGGGCGGCGGACTTCACGGCAAAGATTTGTCGAAAGCGGACGTATCGGTAAACATCTATGCCTTCCTGAAAGCGCAGGAGACGGGGAAGACGGTAGAATTGTGCTGCGCCATAGGCGATGACACGATAGACGGAAAGCCGTACTCGGAAATCGTTGAAGTTGCAAGAGACTTCATCAAAAAGAAGGGTGGGTTTGAGAAGTTTGCGGAGTGGGGACTGTATTGAGTCCCTGCACCGAATAGGTAGAAAATTATAGCCACAGAAAGGAGAAGCCTTATGAGCAAAGAAACGAAAACAACAGAAACGCAGCAGGACGATTTTTCGGCAATCCCGAAGAATGTACTTAATCTCATCTCGAAGTACGCGACGGAGAAAGCAATCGAAATGTTCAACCGCCAGATGGAAGAACAGAGAGCGAAGGCAAAGGATTTCCGTATGAAGAATACGCGACTGCTTGTGAAAAAGTACAGGTGGTTAAAGAGTTATGCAGGGAACGCCGTAAGTGAATTGACGCAGTTGCTTTCGCAAGAGGAAATAATATTCCTTGAAAGTATGGGAATGGATAACCTTGAAAGCCGTAAGGTGGAAAGCATCAAAGACAGAATGGTGTTCACGCAAACGGTATTGGGACATATCGACACTATGCTCGAACTTTACAAGAACAAGTGCCTTAACTCGGAGAGAGAAGAGGTAAGGAGAAGGTGGAGAGTATTGGAAGCGATGTATCTCACGGAAAACGTGGGTGTTCCTGACGACGTAGCGGATGCAGAGCATATCAATACGCGCACGGTGTTCAAGGATTTGAACGTGGCAATTCAGGACCTTTCCGGACTGTTCTTCGGTATCGACCTGTCGGACATCATTCTGTTCTGAAATGCAGGGCAGTTTTTGGGCATTGACAAAAGAAAAGCAAAGCTGTATGATGATAGCGTTGAATGTTATGTCACCCCGAAAAAAGGCGGTAAATAAAATCGTTTATTGCAAAAATATTTTGCAAAAATACACGAAATCCGTTTGCTATTCGGTAGTACCTGTGTTAGAATGAAGATAAGAAAAACAAGGGGCTACCTAAAATGACAAAGACAGAAATCGTAAAGCAAATGTTTTTATCGGGAAATCACAAGGCAGCGTTGCGTATCGCAAAAGACTTCAAAATCGGGATTACCCGTCAAGAAGCAAACGATATGCAGTTGGCATACGAGTGTATGGTTCACGGGTCATTTTACAGACAGTTGGGAAAGGACACCGACGCTGCTATCAAAAAAGGTATTGCGGTATTGCAGAGTGCGGTGTTACGGATGGCGGTATGAAGATATTTACCAGTCGTTACCAAAACCCCGAATTGCAATCGGGCAATTACACGGTTGTGGGCATAACAAGGGGCGCGCCCAGATTTCCGTTAAAGTACAAGTTAAGCGGAAACATCATAGAGTTCGCGCCGCCCGGTTATTTGTTCAGTGAGAACGATAGGGCGGTGTTCACTCCAAAGTTCTTTGCACATCTTGACAGAGTGGGCATTGAACGGGCGAAAAGCCTTCTGCGACCGTATCTGTCATTTAACAAAGACATTGTTCTGTGTTGTTACGAAGATGTCAGAATCCCCGACGAGTGGTGTCATCGCTTGGTATTTGCTGAATGGTGGCAGGCTCGCACGGGAATGGCGATACCTGAATTGCAAGACAGTTCAACGTGTAAGTCGGGCAAAAAGCCAGAAGCACAGCAAAAGCAAATGACGTTGTTCGACTTATTATAGCCGCCTATAGCTCAACGGTAGAGCAGCAGACTCTTAATCTGCGGGTTGGGGTGTTCGAGTCCCTCTGGGCGGACCAAATAGGTCTTCATTGTAAGACCGACAATAAAGTGTAGAAGCGACTACGATTTAGTAGCCGCTTCTTTTCTTATTGTTGTTCGTGATGTAAGTAGTCTTGATATTCTTTCTCGATAGCGTCGCGTATGCCTGCATAATCGCATTTGGTAGGCTTGCCGCGATTTATCAGACCAGATAGAGAGATGCTGCGTTGCATACCAAAGATGGCATCAATTTTGTAGGTAGCAAGAACGTAAAAGTCCCAGTTATTCAGATTGAGCGGATTTTCTGGGGCGCGTTCCTTGCTTTTGTAATGGCAGAATACATAGACGTTTGAATGGCGTTTGTGATTGTCGTAATCATACCGCGCTTCGTCTGGAATCCAGTCATACGCCGGCGAGATCGAGAAGATGATTTTTGAATACTTGTCTGGTTGATTTTTGGGGTACCACGATTGAAGATAGGCGGAGCATTTGACTTCGATTTTCTTATCTTCCCATAGAAGGTCATACGACTCCCAGTCCACGTGAGTGGTGGTTAAGTCAAGGTCGAGCGCGGTTGCGATAATGAACTCCGCAAATGCGCCGCGCATTGTGTTGTTGAGCAAATCTGAAGAGTTCCATTTCCAGAAGTCAGACAGTAACCTATTGATAGGCATACCGTCAAATTTCAGATGCTCATTGCCTGTTAAAACTTGCATAAACGATGTCTCCTTATTTATTTATCGTAGTTAATATTATATCAATTACAGGCGAAACTAACAAGTTACAGGAGGGCTTATAGATGGCGCGATTTCAAAACCCCGGCGCATTGTTTCTGGGAACGCTCGTAGCGCAGGAGCAAAAGTTTCTCAAACCGTTACTCGAAAACGCAAAGAAGAGCGGTTATTCAAAAGTAGTAGAGCCTTGCGCGGGCGCATTTGCTATGTCGCACCTTGCAGCGCAGGTTGGTTATTCGGGTTCGCAGATAGAAGCAAGCGACGTTTCTATGTTCACGAGCATAATGGGTTACGCTATTATGGGAAAGACGCTCGAAGAACTGGAAATCAAAGCGGAAGGATTTACGGACGAAGAACTATGCGACCCTGCGACGGCGCTCTATGCTCAACTCGTATTGAGAACCGCAAAGCAGGCGGGAAAAGACTACTTCTACAATATCTTACTCGATTTGCAGCATCGTAGAACCGAGCATATCAAATCATTGAATGAGCAACTCGATAGGGCGCGTTCGGCGCTCAAAGGTATGAATTACCGTGCGCTTGATATGTGGGAACATCTTGATGAGTGTATCGACGATCCGCACACGTTGATTATCGCAAATCCGCCCACGTATACGGCAGGATTTGAAAAGTGGTATGACACGGGCGGTAAGATGACTTGGAAAGAACCGAAGTACGGTATCTTTGACGTAAAGACAGGGCTTCGCGATTTGTACGAAAAGTGCAAAGACGCGAAAGCCCTTTTAATTTGCTATGAAGAGAACGCGCCGTATCAAACGGCGGGAAGTCCCATTTTCGCCAGATACGGAGTGCGTGAAGGCGTTAACGTGTACATCACGTCGAACAGACCAGAAGAAGCCACCGCTTTGGCTCACGGAAAGAAAATTACGCGCCCGAACGAAAGTCGGCTTGAACCGCTTGAATGTTCAATGCTTCCGCGAGATTACGTTATCACGAAAGACAGCGAAATTACATTACAGCCGATCGATAGGGCAAACGCTCAATACTATCGGCAGTTATGGACGCACAATTTTGTCGGGTCTGCGGCGCAGATTAACATTGCCGTGTTCATCGACAAGATGATTGCGGGAGTATTCGGAATCGACAAAGCTGCGCTCACTATGGGCGCGTTTGGTACACAGGTAAGCGACGCGGTATTCCTTATGTATGGAATGACTGTTCCGCATAAGAAATACAGACTGGGCAGGCTCTTAACGATGCTTGCGCAGAATAAGCCGTTTATTTACAGTCAATGCAACGACATTGAACGCGAGAAGGCGCACCACCTTAAAACGGTGCAGATGACAAAATACCCCGAAGCAAAGGAAATGCGCGGGGTTATGAAACTGACAAAGAAAGTTCCCGACAAGAAGTATGGGTTCAAACTCACATACGAGTCGGACTTAAAAGACCGTAACGAGCGGCAAACGCTTGAAGAATGGCTCTTGAAGGAGGAGAGATGGCAAACGGAACGACAGAAAACCAAAGCGCAGAAGTAAAGACTGTTTCCTATGAACAGATGCTTGAACTCGGACACGGCTTGATTATAGCCAAAGTTCCGCTTACTTCGCTGCGTGAGCAGGACATCAATGCTCGAATAATGAAGAACGAGATGCAGAAGCAGCTTACAGACAACATCCGCAAACGCGGGCAACTTGAAAGCCTGCCTTTCTGCGCTCTCGTTGACGGCAAAATCGAAATCATATCGGGACATCACAGAATCCGGTCCGCAAAGGATTCGGGCGTTATAAACGAAATCTACGTGATACTCGATGTTACGGGGTTGACACGCTCACAGATTGCGGCAAAGCAACTTGCGCATAACGCCATTAGCGGCTTCGACGACCAGTCCACGCTGAAAGAAATCGTTAAACTGATAGACGACGTTGACGATATGCTGGAAAGTTACATCGGAAAGGACATCTTGGGCGAACCCCTTGCAGAACTCGAAAAACTTCTGTCCCCGACAGTCGAGTACGATTGGAAGAATATTGTATTTACGTTCCTGCCGCATCAAGTCAAAGACCTTGATAAACTTGTCGAAGCATTACGTTCACAGCAACCTGATTTTATCGGCGCTTGCGATATAGAACAGCATAAGCCTTTTATCGACGCTCTTGCAAAATATCAGGAGTTCGCAAACGTCAAGAACACGGGCGCGGCTATTCACGCTATGATTAAAGGAACAGAGCAACTGTTCGACGATTTGCAATTCGACGATAAGCAGGAATGGGTACAGATCACATCCGTTCTCGGAAGTAGCGCAATCCCCAAAGAAGCGGCGGAAATCATCACGATGGCAATTAAGAAAATGATTGAAAGCGGCGATGTAAACGCCAAAAGCAAATGGAAAGCCATTGAACTTTGGGCGGCAGATTATTTAGGAGGTAACTGATATGCCCCCGACCCCGAAATATAATCCCGAATATCACGACGATTGGGCGTGGTCGCTTGCATCGAAGGGTGCGATTGATGATGAGATTGCGGAAGCCTTTGGAATATCTGTCAGGACGCTCCACAGGTGGAAGCAAGAATACCCGTCGTTCTTACAGGCGCTAACAGTAGGGAAAGAAGCGGCAGATGCGAAGATAGAGAAATCTCTTTATAAGCGGGCGCTCGGCTATGACGTTAAGGAAAAGGAAACGCTGGTGGAAACGGACAAAGACGGAAATGTTAGACCAGTCAAAGTTAAAGAAAGCGCGAAGCACGTTCCACCGGACACAATGGCGATTATGTACTGGCTCAACAATCGCTGTAAGCATACAGGAGAGTGGGCGCAAACCCAGAAGATTGAACTGTCTGGTAATGTCGGCAATGTCGATTTAAGCAAATTATCGGAAGAAGAATTGCAAGCACTCGCCGCGTATGCGGTTGAGCATAATGGCGATAGCGACGACTAACGGCAAGTTCTCGAAGAATTACCTTATGGCAGCCGGCGAAGCTGCGAAGTACGAACTCGCCAGAAGGCATTACGCAAATTACGTTGAGTTAGTACATCACGGCAGGTGGCAAAGAGCCGACCACTTAAATCTCGTCTGTGACGAACTTGAAAAGGTTTTAACAGGGGAAACGAAACGGCTTATGATTTTTATGCCGCCCCGACACGGTAAGTCTATGACGGTTACAAAGACGTTTCCGTCGTACTATCTGGGGAAGAACCCGAACAAGCGCGTCATTGAGGTTTCCTACGGCGACGAACTTGCAAAAGAATTTGGCGAAGCGAACAGGTCAAAAGTATTTGAGTTCGGACAAAAATTGTTCGGAATCAACCTGTCTATGTCGCAAGCCACAAAGACCAACTGGAATCTGCAAGGCTATGACGGCGGTATGATTTCTGCCGGTATCGGCGGTGTTATAACAGGTAAAGGCGCAGACCTGCTGCTTATAGATGACCCTATCAAGAACAGAGCAGAAGCGGAATCAGAAACATTCCGCAAACGTGCAATAGAAGCATATCAGTCCGATATTCGTACCCGTCTACATTCAGGCGGCGCAATCATTATCATTCTTACCAGATGGCACGAAAACGATTTAGCGGGGTGGTTGCTCAATCCAGAAAACGGAGAACCCGAAGATTGGAAAATACTTTCGCTCCCGGCAATTTGCGACGACGAAGATCACGACTTGCTTAATCGTAAGCACGGGCAGGCATTATGGCCCGCAGGCGGTTATGACGAAAAGTGGGCGGAAGAAACGAAAAAGGCGGTCGGCAGTTATGCGTGGGCATCCCTGTATATGCAAACGCCATCTCCGAGCGAAGGCGGAATGTTCCGTCGCGGTTGGTGGAAATACTACAAGGTTCTGCCCAAGAAGTTCGACCAAGTTATACAGTCGTGGGACTGCACGTTCAAAGACAAGAAAGAATCGGACTACGTTGTCGGTCAGGTTTGGGGCAAAATCGGTGCAGACCGTTATTTGCTCGACCAAGTACGCGGTCAAATGAGTTTCACGGAAACGCTTGTAGCTATCAAGTCCCTTACGGCAAAATGGCCGCAGGCAATAGCAAAACTCGTGGAAGACAAAGCAAACGGTCCTGCGGTTATCAACGTACTCAAAAAGGAAATCAGCGGGCTTGTTCCTGTTGAACCCGAAGGCGGTAAGGTTGTTCGTGCTACGGCGGTTACACCGCTTGCAGAAGCGGGCAATCTGTATATACCAGACCCGTCCATTGCGGCGTGGGTACACGATTATGTGGAAGAGTTCGCGGTGTTCCCGAACGGCGCACACGACGACCAAGTAGACTCGACCACGCAAGCAAATATCTATTTCAACGGAAACGTCTTCAATATTGGGGCGTTAATATCTTAATTCGACAAGGAGGTAAAAGCCGTGCATTTAACGGACGAAAACAAGGCAAAGTTAGAACAGCTCAAACGTAATAACGAGCAGATCACGCAGCCTGCAGAACGTAAGCCATTCCGTGCAGACGGTTATGTTAATTTGCTGAATAAGTACGGAACAGGGCAGGACAACTCGGAAGCATATCGTTATAGTGCGGAAAACTTAACGCCTGATACGGTATTGACGAGCCATTACGAAACGAACGGCTTATTTGCAAAGATAATCGACATTCCCGCGCAGGAAGCGGTCAAGAAAGGGTATCATCTGAACATCGCAGATAACGCGGTAGAAGAGTACATCCAGAAAAAGGTCAGGAAGTTGAAATACTTTACGACGGCGGAAGAAAGCCTGAAATGGTCCAGACTGTACGGCGGCGCCCTTGCAGTTATGATTATCGACGATGGCATCAACGATTTGTCACAACCAGTCAACTGGACGGCGGCAAGGAGAATTGATGAAATCGTCGTGTATGACCGCTCCGTTGTAACGCCTGATTATCATTCGATGTACAGGGGAATCGGCGTATCGGGAGTTGCGCAACGCTCAAAGTTCCGTATGCCTGAATACTACAACGTGTTCAGCATTTACGGTTCGTTCCGCGTACACGAAAGCAGATGCCTTCTGTACCGCAATGGTAAGATGCCCGAAAAGGCAAGCACAACGGATTACAGGTTCTGGGGTGTTCCAGAATATAACCGTATCAAACGCGCCCTGCGCGAAACGATAACTTCTCACGGCGATGCGGTTAAATTACTCGAACGTAGCGTACAGGCGGTATACAAGATGAAGAACCTTGCGCAACTGCTGGCTACCGACGAAGGCGAAGAGCAAGCGCTCAAACGTCTGCAAATAATTGATATGGCGCGGGGTATTCTCAATTCCATAGCGATCGACAACGACGGCGAAGATTACGATTTCAAAAGCACGTCCCTTACGGGAGTTAAGGAAGTCATAGATTCCGCCTGCAATATGCTGTCGGCGCTTACGGAAATTCCGCAGACAAAACTGTTCGGTCGCTCGCCTGCAGGTATGAACTCGACGGGCGAGAGCGATATGGAAAACTATTACAGCTTCGTAGACAAAATCCGTGAGTCGCAGGTCAAAGACAATCTGTGTTCGCTCATCGACGCAATCATAACGATAGGTATCAATACGGGCGAGATAAAAGGGAAGCCCGATTACGAACTCGAATTTGAGCCGTTATGGAACGAGAAAGAAAGCGAACGCGCCACGATTGAACAGACCAACGCGCAGGCGGATTTGGTTCGGGCGCAGACCGCTCAACTATACATTGATATGGGCGTTCTTGACCCTGCCGAAGAGCGTAAACGCTTGAAGGAAGAAGGCAAGTTTGGTATTGAAGACGAAGAATTACCGCAACGCGAAGAACCGTTCGGGAACATCCTTGCACAACTCGGAAAGACCGATAATGCAGATACTCCATACGACGGCGCAACGGGCGTAGGAGTAATCGTAGTCAAGAATGGAAAGATACTCGTCGGGAACCGCGACGACAATAATCAGGTCGGCAGTCCCGGCGGGCATATCGAAACGTGGGAAGATGCCGAACGCGCAGCGCGGCGTGAAACGGAAGAAGAGTTTGGGATCACGCTCAACGACCTAATCCCGATAGGTATGCTTGATAACCTGCCCGAAGAGTACGGCAAGTCGTTCTTATTCCTGTCTACGGACTTCAACGGCGTTCCGCATACAAATACCCAAGAGATGCGCAACAATCGCTTCCAGAGCGTATCAGAACTTCTAAACGAAGATTTGTACGTTCCTTTCAAATTCGCGCTCGAAAGGCTTATCGACACGCTTCAAACTCGCGGCATCAACTCGCAATAACGCAACATCGCGGCAACGGCGAAAATCGCCATTTCTGCGGCAATAATTCCGCTTTATCGTTATTTCTGTCACAGATATTCGCTTTAACTCGTTTATCTGGGGCAGAAGTACATAAAGTATAGTATAGGAAATAAAAGTATAGAAAACAATAGGAAAGTATATGCAAAATCGCACGCACTTTCCTATGATTTTTGTCGTTACAAGAGCGTAAGATTTCCATTAAAAGTTGCTTACGCTTACACTTCTGTAATTACAGATTGCTTTCGGTGGCTTTCTTATAATCTTCGGAACTTCGGTAATTTTCCTTGCTTTCCGATGTACATTCGGTTTAATTTGGGTTAGACTGAAAGTACAAATTAAATCAAACAAAAAGCGAGGTAGTTGCTATGAAAACTGAAAAGAAAATGACCTGATAGGAGATGCAGTCCTAACAGGTCGTAGAAGGTCTCAAACGACGGAGGTTTCAAAATGCGGAAACTCAACATCGTTGAAAGCAAAATCATTATACCGCATTTTGAGACCGAAGTCAATAATTTCAGTAGCAAAGCAGAAAAAATTATCGGAGGTCGCAATGATGCGGAACAAGTCATTGGAAGTCGAGGATGCCATCATAGAACTCGGAAAGGTCCAGTCTCTCACGAACGTGCTGAACATAGGAATTACGGACAGCCCGAACGTGAACGATATTCAGAACGCTTATTACATAGTAACCGATATGTTCCAAAAGGGTTATGCGGCATTGCAAAAAGCGTGGTACGGGGAGGTGGCGGCAAATGAATAGAATGTCGTACACTTACAGCACCTACATATACGCTTATGACGCAGACACGAAAATACGGGTTCTTATCAATCCGGACGGAACGAAACTTGCGGTTGCTACGGATATAACGCGGGCGCTCGGCTATCAAAGCAACAGTCAAGCGGGCGGGTTCATTCGGGATTTACACCTTGAAGCCGAAATCAGGCAGGTGGTATTCGATACCCGAAAGCGCGGCGTTGCGAAAGCCTATTGCTTGCGGCGCGATGCGGTCAAACAGTTGCTTGACGCGAAATGCAACAATCCAGATTTTTGCGGTTGGTTGTTAGACACGGTTATGATAGATAACAAAGGTTGCGATGACGAGAACGAGCCTATCAGACCGTACAAGAACGTAGAGCCTGTGGAAACGGAACATCAGGAAATAGCGGCGGCACAACAGGATATCGCGCAGCCGACAATGGCGCAGATAGATAAGATTATCGCGGAGTTGCTTATCTTACGGCAACAGTTAGTATAACTACATAGCAATCGCAAGGAAAGAGCAGAGTGATCTGCTCTTTTTTGTATATCGAAATCACGGAAAGGAGGTGTGAGCGTGAACGACGCAAGAAATCGGGTTGCAGTTAAGGAAGCCGTTAAAAAGAAATTCAACGGAAGACAGAAACTGAACTGTAAAATACAGGTTCGATACAAGGAAAACCTTGAAAGGGAATATCAGCGCGTCATAAACGCTTACTATGACCTTTTGCTGAAAGTCTTACTAAATACCACGCGGTTGCTTTTCATAGGTCAGGAGCCGCTACAGGAAGCACAAGCGGGGTTCAGAACAGACGGGTTCAAAGACAATCTCGTAAATCTTATCAGGCGGCTATTCCGAAAAGCGGGCGACGATTTTCACAACGAAGAACAGGCATTCCACCTGTCGGAGAAGATTAACAAAATCGGTAATTTGACAAAGCGGCTATCTACGGAAGATTGGAAACGCGAAGTATCGAGAACGCTCGGAATCAACATTCTTGACGATTACTATTCGGGCGAGTTTTACAGGGAACAGTTAAAACTTTGGGCAGACGAAAATGCAAGCCTTATCAGTACGCTTCCAGAAGAAGTGCTTGGGGAGATGCAGGCAATCGTTGAAGACGGATTTCTTAACGGGCGGTCAAATCGGGACATAGTAAAAGAAATTCAGGAACGATTTAACGTATCGCGCAATAAGGCGCGGTTTTACGCGGTAGATCAACTTGCAAAACTTAACGCTTCGATTACGCAGCAACAACAAACGGAGTGCGGCGTTGAAGAGTATATTTGGAGTTCGTCAAAAGACCAGCGCGTAAGAGAACGACACGCACAGCTCGACGGAACAAAACATCGGTGGGACACACCGCCGATTGTAGACGAAAAGACAGGGCGAAGAGCGCATCCCGGCGAAGATTACCGCTGCAGATGCGTAGCATTGCCCGTTTTTAATATCGAAACGCTGAACATACCGGCAGACATCAAAATCAAATAGGAGGGTTAGTTATGGACGGAGTAACGCACGAAGAATTAAAGGCTGCTGCAGAAGCAGTCATCAAACTCTTAAACGAGAAAGGAAATCCGTACACCACGATAATTATTCAGCAAGATAAGATTGTGGTTACGCAAGACGTTATGGGCATACCGTTACCCATTAACGATTGACGGAGGTAGTATGAACGAGTTAGTTATTCAGTTATGCGAACGCTTGAAACTTGAAGCGGACGCGATTATCGGAAGTATGAAATCGGGAGCGATAGTCATACAAACGGGACACGAAAATTCCGTTGAGACCGTATCGCTTTTCGACGGACTTGCAATCGACGGCGTTGAACATTGTCAGAAGATAGTGGTTGCGTTGTCGAATTGCTTTTTTCAGAACGCAAGCAAGGAGGACGGTAATAAATGAACGAAATACCGAAATTGCAAAGGGTAACAAGGCTTGACAGCATCAAAGTTGACGAGACCTATTACACAAACGAAGGCTTCTTAATAGACCACCCGATTGTCACGACGGTTGGAATATTCGAGTATATGAACCCCGATGGCTCTATCAGACGCGAGTTGAGATTGCCGGAAGAGGTGTTTGCCCCCGAAAGTTTAGAATCCTATAAGGGAAAGCCTATCATTGTCACGCACCGCGCTGGGCGCGTTACGACTGACAATGTAGAAAAGGAAACCATAGGTACTATGCTGACGGCAGCCGTTAAGGACGGCGAAAATGTACGGGTAGAAATTGTAATACACAACACGGACGCATTAAAGACCGGATTACGTGAATTATCTCTCGGTTACGATTTGGACCTTGACGAAACGCCGGGCGAATGGAACGGGCAGCCCTATGACGCAATTCAGCGAAACATCAGAGTGAACCATTTGGCATTAGTATCAGCCGCGAGAGCGGGAGAACAGGCTCGTCTAAACATCGACGAAAAAGAAAATTTAACAGGAGGACCAGAAATGGAACAGAACAAGACTGACAGCGGATTGTCGCCCGAAGAACTTGAAGAAGCCATTGCGGATTTCATCGCAAAGAAAAACGCGGCAACTACGAGTACGGACAGCAATACCGCAACGGGCGATACCACGCCCGCGCCTGACGGAGAAGTGACAACTACCGTCAATCCCGAAGAGCAGGCTAACGATGAAGATGTCGTCCAGAGCGTTAAAGAACGTCGTGACCGTCGTGACGCAGAAACGGCATCCAACTCGAAAGAGACTGCCCTTGAAACCATTACGCAGCAGGACGCGGACATCGACGCGCTTCTCAAACTGATCGAACAGTTGAGGGCGGAGAGAGACTTTGCCGGCGCCAACGCAGACGGTAACGATGCCGATTGCGGAACCGTGCAGAAGGACGGCGACGAAAGCAAGTCGCAAAGCCTTAATCTCGATTCGGCGGCAATCGACAGGCTCGTAGCCAGCAAGATTGACGTTATCAGAATTGCAGACCAGTTGCATCTCGACGGCGTTGACGTTATGTCCGTAAAAGACGGCAAGAAAACCGTTATCAAATCGGTATACCCCGATATGCGCCTTGACGGAAAAAGCGATGATTACATCGACGCGCTGTTCGACCTTACGAAGCAGAAAATCAAGAGCGACAACGGCACCGACAAACAGCGTAAGCAGATGTTCAATAAGGACACCGCCGCAGAAGAGCAGACCGTAACTGGAGCGGATGCGGCAAGAAACAGAATGATTGAAAAACAAAAAAACGGAGGTAAATAAATTATGAGCGCACAGACCAGTTATAATTTGCGCACGGCTCACGGCGTAGCGGGTGGCCTTTACGACCTTACCGACCACGACGTAGACACGAGAAACAACGAAGCGACGGACGGGAAGATTAAGTTCGGTCTCGGCGTAGTGGAAGGCACCTTACCCGGCAAGAACGTAACGCTTCCCGTTACGACTTCCACGAAAGCGAAGTTTGAGGGCGTTGCTATCAACAGCCACGCTCACGAGCAGGACTACAAGGGCGACGTTACGCTTCGCAAAGGCGAGACGGTAGGCGTTCTTACAAAGGGACGTATCTATGTTCGCATTACGGCAGATGCGGAACCTGCATACGGCGCTCCGCTGTATCTCATTACGGACGGAGAAAATGCAGGGTATTTCACGAACGAACTCGGAGAAGGCGTTACGGGTATCAAACTGAACGGCTTTTTCCTTGACGCGAAGGCAACCGATGCGATTGCCCCCGCGTTTGTTTTTGTAGACAAGGTGGATGAAACCACCAAAACCGAATAAAGAGGAGGACAACAGAAATGGAAAAAACTTCTTACAGCCAGAACGACTACGCGGCGCTTCTCGGCTCGAATATCCCCAAAGCATTGGTGGAAGATAAGTCGATGAGATTCGACGATGCGGAAGACGCTTCCGTATTCTTCGCCAGAGAACTCGACCACGTTAAGGCGCAGTCTTACGATGTGGAGTACCCCGAACTCACGGCACTCTCGCTGTTCCCGATTTCCAACGAAGTCAACCCCGGTGCAGAGACCGTAACCTATTACAGCTACGATAAGACGGGCGTTGCGAAGATTATCAATAACTACGCAACCGACCTGCCCCGTGCGGACGTAAAGGGTAAACCGACCACCGCTTACGTAAAATCCGTAGGCGACAGTTACGGTTATTCCGTACAGGAAATGAGAGCCAGCAGGCTTGCCGGAAAATCGCTCGATGTTCGTAAAGCGGAAGCGGCGCGTTACGCGGTAGACTTCGAGCTTAACCGCATCGCGTGGGCAGGCGACAAAGAGAACGGCCTCATCGGTGTTCTCTCGCCCGAAAACGACATCCCTTTGTTCACGGTTCCCGTTGGAAAGACCAGCGGAAAAACGACTTGGGCGGAGAAAACGGCGGATGAAATACTCGAAGACCTTAAAGAAATGCAGAAGCAGGTTGCTCGCACCACGAAGAACGTAGAGCGTCCCGATACGCTTGTTCTTCCTGCGGATGTTCATATCGAAATCAGCACCAGACAAATTCCCAACACGGGTTATACTGTTAAGAAATTCTTGCTCGAAAACGCTCCGTACATCAAGGACATCGTTTCGGCGGCGGAATTGCAGGCGGACGCGGAAGAAACCAACCCTTATTCCGCACAGGGTAAGAACGTGGCTCTTCTGTTTAAGAAGGATGCGAGAAAACTCTCTATCGAGCATCCGCTCCCGTTCTATCAGTACCCCTTGCAGGCGAAGGGCCTTGAAATCGAAGTACCTTGCGAAGCAAGAACGGCGGGCGCAATCATCTACTATCCGCTTTCCGCGCTTATCGCGGTCGGCGTGTAAGGGAGGTGCGATATGAAGATTAAGAATATCGGACGTAAAATTATCGGCTTCGGGCAGACTTCTGTTCTGCCCGATGAAACCGCACATATTCCCGATTCGTTCAAGGATGTTGTGCTTGACACCTATGTTGCGCTCGGCATCGTGTCGATTATCGAACCCGCAAAAGACAAGGGCGAAACGAAAACAGACAAAGGCGGAAAGACCGACAAGGGCGGTAAGAACAACGGAAAAGGTGGTAAGACCGAAAACACCGAAACTACCGAGAATACCGATACGGACGAAGAAACCGAAGCCGGCAAGGAGTAAACGCTATGGAACCACTTGAACTATTCAGGCTCGTCGCTACCGAATTTTCGGAAGTCGAAGACGAAGAAGTTGAAAAGTGGATGGAATTAGCGAAGCCGTTTGTAAGCAAAAAGAAGTTCGGGAACACATACGACCACGCTATTGCTTATCTCACGGCGCACAAGTTGAAAATGGCAGGCAAAGGCGATAATACGATGGGCAAAGTCGATGACGCTCTCCGAGTGAGTTCATTCTCCGAAGGAGATGCGTCAATCGGCTTTTCTGTTTCGCAGGGCAACAATATGGCGGTTGACGCAGAGTACGCTTTGACGATTTACGGATTGCAGTACCTGTCTATCAGGCGGCAACGGATCATTCCGATAATTTCCGCAGGAGAAAACTGATGGCAAAAGTAATCGACAAAGAAACAAAGGCGGGAAAGAAGTTTAGACAGGAAATCGAAAAACTGAAAAAGTTACAGGTGCGCGTAGGCTATCAACGAGGAGAAGAAAATATCGAATCGGAAGGCGAGAGCGCGGATTTATGCGATATAGCAGTCTACAACGAACTGGGGACGGAGAATATTCCGTCCCGCCCGTTTATGCGTGATAGCGTTGACAACCACGCCGAACAGATAAACGCCTTTTTGAAAAAGCAAATGGCGTTGCTTGCAAAAGGAGATACAACAGCCGAGCAGATGATGAAGTCTATCGGCGTGTTCCAGAAAGGACTTGTGCAGGCTGAAATCGTTGACGGCGATTTTGAGCCTAACGCCCCGTCCACCATTAAGAAGAAGGGTTCTGATAAACCGCTGATTGACACGGGCAAGATGCGGCAATCGGTTAACTTCGTCATTGTTAAGAAATAGGAGATTGCAGTATGAACATTTTCAAAAAGAAGTACACGCTGCGTAAATTCTCCGAGCAAAGGACAGCAAAGGGATTTGCGGTCAAGGCATCTTATACCGATCAGGTGGTGTTACTGAACGTGCAGCCTATGGTTGCAACGGAAATGAAAACATTGCCGGAAGGCGATAGGTCTTCAAAAGGCATTAAGTCTTACGGGGATTTTAAGGTGCAGACCGCAGACGTTGAACGCGGATTACGTGCCGACAGACTGTTTTATGCAGGGGAATGGTACGAGTGCGTTTCGTCGTCTTTCTTCGAGCATACGCCGTTGAGCCATTGGAAGTCGCTTTATATTAGAGTTTCCGAAGCAGGCAATCAGGACGGCGAACCGAATAGGGAGGTAGAGCAATGACAGTAAGCGAACTGCAAACGGTTTTGCACGAAATTATTGCGGAATACTTTCCGAATACGCTCATTATCTGGGCAGAACAAAGAAAACTTGTTAAGCCATCAGGCACGTTCATTACGCTCAAATTAAGGAATCTTACCGCTACCCAACATTCTATCAAGGTAACGGAAAATGACGCTCCTGTAAGTTACAAGCCGTCTAAAATGATGTTAGAGTTACAACTTTTCACTCACGGTAACGATGAACAGATTGCGATTGACGGAGAAACGGTAACGATAAGCGTAAATACCGCTTTGAACGATATTGTGGATTTGACGAACTTTCTCACGTCCGACTATGCGGATGCGTATTACACGAAACACGACATCTCTTTACGTCCCGAAGGGGATGCGAAAGATGTGTCTGGATTATTAGATACGAATTACGAATATAGGGCAATGCAGGAATATGTCGTCGAGTTTATGCAAACGGCAAACGGTCTGGCAGGAATAACGAGAAAAGACTGGAAGCCTACCGCCAGCGGCGGCGGGACGAAGGAACTTGCTTCGCAAGAAGTAGAAAATCTTGATGCGGATAGCATTGACATAAAAAATAACTTTTAACAGGAGGATTTAACAAATGGGTTTGATTGATAATCTCGTCAACGTGAAAATTTCAATCAGCGAAGGCGTGGGAAGCAGCGCAAGTTTCAGTAACATTCTGCTGGTCGGAATTGCGGCAGATGACGCTACGCCTAAAAACATTGCCGTCTATGCTTCCGCAAACGAAATTTTGGAAGCGGGCTGGGACGAAAACAGCGCGATATACAAGGCGGCGGTAGCGGCGTTTATGAACGGCGCTACGCAGCTCTACGTTGCGGAAAAGGGCGCGAGCGAAAGCATTGCGGATGTTTTGAACAGAGCAAACGAAACGGACGGCTGGTACGGTCTCGCGCTCGCAGGCTTTGAACCTGCGGACTACAAGACGGTTGCGGATTGGGCGGAGTCGAATAGCAAACTGTTCGGCTATACGGTTGATTGCTCGGAGAGCATAGAAAATCCCGTACCCACCACGTACAGTTACGCCTTCGGTATCGGAACGAAGAAGGCTGTAACGAACGATAACAATACGCATCTCGCGGTTGCTTTTCTCGCAAAGGCACTTACCTATCAGGCGGGTTCGGAAACGTGGGCATACAAAACGCTGTCGGGCGTAGAGTACGACGAGTTCACGGCTTCGGACATCGCAAAACTCAAAACGGCGGGGCTGAACTACTACGTGTTATGCGCGGGTAAGGCAATTACGCTTGAAGGTAAAACGACATCTGGCGAATGGATTGACGTAATCCGTTTCCGCGATTGGCTTTTGAACGATATGCAGACGCGTATTTACAATCTGTTTATCAAAAACGCAAAAGTTCCGTACACGGATGCGGGTATCGCGCTCATTCAGAACCAGATGATTGCATCGCTGAAAGAAGGACAGAGCGTCGGCGGAATTGCGCAGACCGAATACGACGACGAAGGGAACGAAATCCCCGGTTTCACTACCAGCGTTCCTACGTCGGCAAACATAGGCGATGCGAACAAAGCAACGAGAACGCTTGCGGGATGCTCTTTCACGGCGCGGCTTGCAAATGCAATTCATATCGTCGAAATCAGAGGAACGCTTACGGCGTAATAAAAGGAGGACAGAAAAATGGCATCTGTAAAGACTTATAACAGTAGGCTTGTTACGGTTGCGCTCGGTACGCACTCCGTTACGGGCTTTGCGGACGACAGTTTCATTACAGTCGAGCCGTTGGGCGACGGCGTAACGTCGAAATCGGGTTGCGACGGCGAAGTTGCAAGGGCGGTTGATCCGAACGAACAATATTCGGTCAAAATTACGCTTTTGCAGACTTCGAGTTCCAACGCTTTCCTGCAGGCGCAGTATAACGCAGACAAAACGAACGGCGACGGCGCTTTCCCGATTTTGATTAAGGACCTTAAAGGCAACTTCGTCTTTTCGGCAGACGCGGCGTGGGTTGTTAAGCCGCCCAGCAGGGCATACGGCAAAGAAACGAACAACCGCGAATGGGAATTGCAGACCGGTCAGGCGACCGTCAACGAAGGTACGTATTAAGGAGGTGCGTAAATGAAATTGCAAGAACCTACGGAAGTAGTTGTAAACGAAAAGCATTACTTCATCCGCCCGTTCCCTGCTTTCAGGGCGGCAAACATCAGCGGAGAAGTGATAAAAGTTGTCGTTCCTATTATCGGGTCGGTATTGCCGTTCGTAAGTACGAGCGGCGACACTTCCGTTCTCGATACGGATTTGGCGACCATTGCGCCCGAAATTACGAAAGCGTTTGAATCGCTGTCGGGAGATGCGGTTGAGAAATTGCTGCGTGATTTGCTCGTCAGGGGAAACAATATCGCAGTCGATTTCAACGGCGAAACGAAGCCGCTCACGGAGGACCTTGTAAACGAACTGTTTTGCGGCGACGTGCAGGATATGTATATTCTCGCGTTCCACGTAATCAAAATCAATTACGGCGGTTTTTTCGGGAAGCTCGGCACCCAATCTGGGAAAGTTGCCGAGTTAGCACAGAAACTGATGAAGTAAGCAAGTACGGGAAGCTGGATTTAGAACAGTTTACCGATCTTGAGCTTCGGATGTACACTTTGATTAAGGCGCAGTTGGCTTCAATGCAGGAGTTAAAAGAGTATTACACCCTTGACGAAGCATTGAAGCTGTACGCGCTGTATATGATGGAGGTCGATATAGAGCATTGCAGAAATGAAGAAATGAAAAACGAAGCAAGGAGGGCTAAATAAATGACCATTAGAGACATCGCTATTGCGTTTGGCTTTACGGTTGACGAAGCATCCGCAAAAAAAGCGGAAGGCGCAGTTACAAAGTTAAAATCGTTTGCAACGAAGGCTTTGGCTACAATCGGCATCGGCATATCGCTTACGCAGATGAACAAACTGGTTGAAGAATGGTATTCGGTCAATAAAGTCCTTGCCAACGTGAACACACAGTTGAAAGACCAGTCTGCGGTGCAAAACAGAATAACCGAAGCGGCAAACGCTTGTAGGATTACATACGCCGAAATGTGCGGATATGCTACGAGCCTTGTTAAAACGGGGAGTCGATTTTTCTCAACGGTAGAAGATGCGACGGACTTTTTGGAACTTGCAAATAAAGCGTTCAAAGTGTCCGGCGCGTCGGAAGCACAAATGAACTCGCTGAATAACGTGCTGAAAAATACATTCCAAACAGGAAAGTTAAGCGCGGGCGGGTTTAATACTATAATGCTGCAAAGCCCAGACATCATTCAGTATCTCGCTGATAGTCTGGGCGTTTCTATGCAACAGGTAAAGGCTCTCGGTCTATCTGGGAGTATTACGGCAAAGCAACTGAAAAACGCTTTTACACAGAGCGCGGAAGGCATTGAATCGGCATACGGAAAGTTACGACTGACAGTATCGGATGCGTTGCGTATAATTCGCAACGAGTTCGGAACGTGGCTATATCAGACCGATGAAGGGCTGAATTTGACTAACGATATTGCGAAGTTTTTGATACGTGCGTTCAGGAGTCTGCTCGGCGTATTGAAGGCTCTCGTAAATTCGTTTCAACGGCTTGTCAATCTGCTTGGTTCCACGCGACGGGCGGCGGCTTTGGTTGCGGCGGCGGTTGGTGCAATGATTGTTGCGTTTAAGTACGACAAAATAGTGGCAGGGATTAAGGCAATAGGCTCTGCACTTGCCGCAGGCGGCGGAAAGATAATGCTTATCGTCGCGGCGGTCTTGCTGTGTATTGCTGTGCTTGATGACCTAATTGCCTTTGCGAACGGGGACGACAGTTTTATTGGGAATCTCTTTGAAAAGTTTGGGGTTGATGCAGAAGAATTGCGGAAAACGCTGAAAGACTTGTTTGCTATGATAAAGCAAGTATTCGGCACGATATTCCAAACAGTCGGTAAAATCATTAAAACGATATTGCCGACATTGAGTAAGTTGTTGCAAGCGGCGTTGACGATAATATCTAAAATGGCGCAGGTAAATCTTACGATTTCTGCAAAGGCGTGGGAAATAATTATCGAGTTGCTTGATATGCTGATCCCGATAATCGAGATGATTTTAGAATTGCTTGACCCGATACTTGAAGTGGTTATGCTTATAGTCGATGCGGTAATGATGCTTGTCGATGTGGTTATGGCTCTAATCAAGCCGTTGTTGGAACTGATAAGCGCAATACTCAAACCGATTATGGCAATCGTTAAGGTATTGGTGCAGTTGCTGTCTAACCAACTCGGCGGAGCATTTAAGTTTATCGCAAACGTCGTGAATAACCTGATAGCAGGACCGCTTCGCGGACTGCTTGATTTTCTCGGTCAGATCATTAAGTTTATTTCGGCTGTATTTACGGGAGACTGGGAAACAGCGTGGAAGGCTTTGGGGAATATTCCTATTGCGATTATAAACTCAATCATCGGAGCGTTTGAAGGGCTGATTAACTTCTTTATCGGAGCGATAAACGGAATCACTTCGGCGCTTTCGTCTTTGTGGACGTGGATTGGCATCCCCGGTATACCAGAAATACCAGAAGTTCAGTTCGGCAGAATTTCATACTTGGCGAAAGGCGGTTATGTAGACAAAAATAAGCCTACGCCCGTTGTCATAGGCGATAATAAGCAGGAAGGCGAGATTGTTTCGCCCATAAGCAAAATGCGCGATACGGTAATCGACGCTTTGAGAATTTTCTTGGGCGGCGCGACGACGCGACGCAAGACGGAAACAGCGCGGGCAATGGAACAGAATACCATAAATCGCAATGTTACGCAGAATGTGTATATCAATAATACATTTGAAGGTTCGAGAGACGTGCAGAAGACCGCAGCGACAGCAATGAAACAGACTACAAGCGATACTACGGGCGAACTTGCCCGTGCGCTTGCTTATGCGAGGTAATGTGTATGAGTAAAGCAAGAATACCCGCCTCGCTCGGCGGCATAGAGTTCGATTGTACAATTAGCAGAGAAAGGAGTTACGAAGCGGACATACCCGAATACCCTGTGGAAGATGGGTACTACGTTTCGGACTCCATTCACAAAAAGCCGCTTACGTTTGAGTTGGTGGTTTTTGTTACGAATATGCCCGTAACTTGGGCAAAGCGACACGCTGGCAACAACAGAGTGAAGAACACGATTGATAGCCTTGTAGACCTGTATTTGTCTGGAAAGCTGTCTACGCTCGTAACGCCTGATAAGGTATACGAGAATATGGGAATTACGAAGTTAAGTGTGCCGGAAGAAGATTATGTCAACGCGGCGGAGATCACGCTGTCGTTGAAGCAGGTAACGGTAACGTCGGCGGACATCATTGTAGTGTCGAGTTATAATTACAGCGGAAGTTCGTCAGACGGCGCGGGTTCGTCCGCGACAACAGAAGAGTCAAGTACGCCGAAAAAGAAAAGTATTCTTTCGTCGTTGCTTGGCTGGTTATTCAAATAGGAGGTGGCAGTTATGGTGTACTTCACACCGCCAGACAAGAACGACAGTTTTACACGCATCATCTTGGACGGCGACGAGTACCTGTTCAGGTTTTCCTACAACTACGAAGGCGAGTTTTGGACGCTCGGAATTTATCAGAGCGAAGAAGCACCGATTGTGGCAGGAATTAAAATTACCCCTTGCTTTCCTGTTAACTGGTATTTTCGTCAGTATATCAAATTGCCGAAAGGCGTTCTTGGCGTAATGACACAGCTCGACAAGATAGGCAGAAATGATTTTATCGACGGGAACGCGCAGTTTGTCTACGTTACTTACGACGAGTTCAACGAGTTTGTAAGGAGCAACGAGTAATGGCGAACTGGGACAGACAATACCGCTTACGGGCGGGAGTAGAAGGAAGCAAGGGGTTTGAAATCGGTAAGCCCGACGAAAAGACTCGGCAGGCAATCCATATCAACTTTATGGTTGAGCGGAGCGATTCGACAACGCTCAATACGACAAAGATAAAACTTTGGAATCTGAACAAAGAGCAGATTAACGTGTTAACGCAGTCGGGTTGTCAATTAAATCTGTCGGCTGGGTACGGCGCGTCAAGACCTATCGTATTCAAGGGTACGGTATCTAACGTGCAGGAATCGCTTGATGGAGCGGATAGGCTTATAGAGATAGAAGCGGTAGACGGTTTCGCACAGTTGAGCGAGACCGTCGTTTCTATTTCTTACGGCGGCAAAATTGCGACGGCTAAAATCTTGCAGGATGCGGCCGCTAAACTCAATCTGCCGGTTACGTATTCCGCAACGGCGCAGGAAATCCTTGAAAAGTCGTATTTTTCAAACGGTTACAGTTTTGTCGGCTATGCGCAGTATGTGCTTGACGACGTATGTAACAAAGCATCGCTTATGTGGTCGATACAAAACGGCGTTTTGCAAATCCGCAGAAAAAACGAAGGGGTTTCGACAGCGGTTCACAAACTCAACAAAGCAACGGGGCTTATTAACATTCCGAAGCGAGTTTACAGTTCGCAGACGGCGAATACCGATACGTCTTCCGATACAACGGCAGATATGCTGTATGGCTATGAAATACAGTATTTTATGAACGGAGCAATCGGCATAGGCGATAGGGTATACGTAGAATCAAAAATCGTTACGGGTATGTTTATGGTTTCGAGCATCACGATTGAAGGCGACAATCTTGAAGGCAACTGGCAATGTACGGCCCAGATTACGGAGGTGGCATAATGAGTGTACTTGATTTTGTTACGGAAGTTAAGGCTCTCGTAAAAGAACAGATTAACAATATGCACACAGCTCTGCCGGGAGAGATTGTTTCGATAGATAAAAATGCTGGGCTTGTATCTGTAAAGCCGAAAGCGCAAATGCAGTTTTCAAATGGAAAGACATTGGAGTTTCCAATTATAAGCGGAGTTCCGATAGTTATGCCGCAAAGTGCAATTTCGCAATCGGCAATAGTTTTTCCCGTAAACGTTGGAGATCAATGCTTACTTATATTTAGCGAGCAGGCATTGGATTACTGGTTTGAAACGGGGATGACTGCACCGCAAGTCAAATACGGACTGTCTGGAGCAATAGCAATCCCCGGACTGTTGCGGACGCAGACTGACGTTTTTAAGGAAGCGTTAGAGCGAGACGCGGTAATCATTAAACACAAAAACGCATCTATAACGCTGTCAAACGCAGGTATAGCCATTAGGGGCGATATTTCGGTAGAAGGTAACTTACTAATCAACGGCGAAATCAAAAGCGTTCCAGACGAAATTTAGAAGCGATTTTCGCAGGAGGTTATATGAAGGATTTAAGACTTACCGAAGACGGGGATTTGTACGTTACAGAAGACGGGGATGTACAGTTTACCGATAGCGTTTTGCAGGCTATCAAAATTCGTTTGAAATGGTTTCTCGGAGAATGGCGTATCAATACAACTTACGGTATGCCGTACTACGATGAAGTTTTTATAAAGAATCCCAGCACGGCGCTTATTGAAGACAGGGTGCGAACGGAGATACTTTCCGTTGACGGGGTTCAGGCGGTGGAAAGCATTAGCGTGGTTATAGATAAGCCCACGCGGGTGGCCGCCATTCACTTTACCGTCGTTGCAAACGACGAAATAATTGACGAGGAGGTAAAGGTCAATGTCTGATTACGGCGTTACCAAAAACGGATTTGTCCGTAAGCGATACGATACGATATATTCGGAATTGCAGGGCGATATAAAAGACGGCTTGGGTATTGATGTTTCAATTAACCCGAAATCGTTTTTTAATGTCCTGCTTTCGTCCGTTGCGGACAAATTGGCGGTCGCGTGGGAGTTGGCGGAAATGGTGTATTACAGTCATTATCCTGCCACCGCAGAAGGCATCAATCTTGATTATGCCTGTCAGTTTGGCGGGCTAACGAGAGAAGAAGGTTCTAAAACAAAGTACAGCATTCTATGTACGGGAACGGACGGAACGGCTATTCCTGCAGGAACGCGCATAGCATCAACGACATCGCCGCAGGTTTTCTTTTCAACAGCGGAAGACAATACCATTTCGAGATCGTCTTGCAATAGCGCAACAATTCGCGTTATGCAAGTTGCCGGCGAGCTGCATTATACGGTCTATCTTGACGATACGGCATACACGTATTTAAGCAAGACGGAAGACGATAAAATGGCTATTCTCAACGGCTTGAAAGAAACAATAACCGATGAGAATTTTACGGTCGGCATCGACGAAAAAGACGAGTTCCTTGTGATTACGAGCAAGAACAAGTATTTAAGCCATTCGATTGATATGACGGAGAATTTATCGACGGAAGAAGTTACGTCGATTATCGTATTCGATTCGGAAGAGTATAAACGTATTCAACTCACGGAAGGTGCGATTACGGAAATCATCACATCGACGGCAGGTTTTAAGAAATGCACGAACCTTGCAATACCTGTTTACGGCAGGGAACGCGAAACAGACATTGAATTGCGTCAATCTTATGCGGCGAAGCAATCTTACCGCTCGGCAACAATGCTTGAAAGTATAACGAGCGCGATTATGAACAACGTCAAGGAAGTTTCCAGCGCGGTTGCGTTTGAGAACGACACGGACTTGAAGGACAGCGACGGTAGGCCGCCGCACTCGATTGAAGTTGTCGTTGACGGCGGGAACGATGCGGAAATCGCGCAACAGATTTTGCTCTACAAAGCGGCGGGCATCCAGACATACGGAAGTATTGCGGTTGACGTTCCGAGTTCATTCGGGAACGCAACGATAGCGGTCAAGTTCAATAGACCGTCTGCCGTTTATGTTTGGTTAAAAGTATCTATCGTAAAAAATCCCGATGAAGCAATGCCGCCGAACTACGAAGCATTGGTAAAAGAAACGATAATGAGTTATGCGGAGAAAATAACCGCAGGCGAGAACATTGTCATTCAGAAAGTGATCGCGCCCATTAACGTGGCTGTTTCGGGCATTGCCTATATTTCGATTAAAGCGTTCACTTCAACCGATGCAAGCACAACGCCGGCTGACAGCGATTATACGCTTACTTACATTACGGTAACGCCGCGACAGAAAGCGTATTTCGACGAAAGCAGAATAGAGGTGGAAGTCGATGAAAATTAACGGTATAGAAGCAGATCTGCTCGAACAGTTCAGGGGCAGACCGAACACGGCGGCGCTTTGCGCGGCGGTCAATCGTCAACTCAACGAACTTGCGGAAGTTTTCGGGCAGATAGCGTTCAATACCGATATTGACACGGCGATAGGAAAGCAGTTGGATTATATAGGCGACATCGTAGGACTGACAAGAGCCGAAGCGGGGTTGCTGTGCGGTCAATCTGTTTACTATGAGCCTGTCGATGATGAACGGTACAGACGCTATCTGAAATATAAGGCGTTTCAAAATTCCAGCGACGGCACGTATTATTCGCTCGTGAAAGCAATGCAGACCATTCTCGGAGGCGGGTCGAAAATAGATTACACGGAAGATGAGAATTTTCCTGCAACAATCATTTTCGATATTAACACTGGCGGGTCAAATGAACTGTCTTTGAGCGGTATACCGCCGATAAAACCTGCCGGCGTAAGCGTAGAGTACAAAGTAGACACCAGAAGCACGATTGAATTATCGCATAAAATCAGGTACTACATCGGCGGCGTGGCTTGCGGAACGCTCTACTGTGGGCAATACCCGTCAGATAAGCCGTTCCCGCGTTGCGGCGGATGGCATTGCGGGGAATATCCGCCAAAAGGAATTTAGGAGGTATCTATGGGATTATTCACACAAGATTTTTTGGCAGAACGGCGAAGCGAGTTTATGGCGCTTATCGACAAGTTTGAGTACGAAATCAACGGCGGCGAAAAATGGCTTACGGCCACAGAACGAAGTCGGCAGATAGTCGGAAACTATATACGGTTCACTTTGCTGTTTCCGAACGTATTGCAGTCCGATTACAGCATTACGGCGATACGCATTATCGACGTAAACGGAAAAGAAATAGCGCGGCGCGATTTGAGTGTAAATGTCAACTCAATTCAGTCCGTGCTTTTTGTTTTAAGCATTTCTTATCAGGAGGTTTAATATGACAGAAGAAATTAAGCAACAGGCAGAAGAGGAATCGACCTACAAAAAGCAAACGTGGGTAGATCACTTCGTAGATGAAGAAGGATTTGTTGTTCAGCAGGGTACCGCTATGGATGCCCTGCATTTTAATCATATCGAAGACGGAATCGGCGCGGCTCACGATTTGATAGCGGAAGAAAAACAAACGCGTACCGAAGAAAATACCGCCGTAACGGAGCGGCTCGATAATCTTGAAGACGGTACGAGGATGGCTGGGACGGCCGCTAAAACACAGAAAGCGCTTCGCATTGGAGATGTGGAATTTGACGGTAGCACGGAGAAAACCATTAGCGCAAAGGACGGCATTGAAATCACGGCCGGAGAAATCAAACACACGAACGCTATCGAAGCGGGAACGACTGTCGGCGGTAGCGGAGCAAAAGAGTTCGGTGGAACGATTGATATTCCGTCTGTAACCTACGACGCGCAGGGACACGTTACAGGAAAAGACAAGACCACCGTTACGCTTCCGTCAAATGATGCAACTACGTCAAAGCACGGATTGATGAGCGCGTCAGACAAGACAAAACTTAATGGGATTGAAACGGGAGCGCAGAAGAACACGATAACAGGAATCAAGGGCGCGAAGGAAAGTTCATACAGAACAGGAAACGTCAACATTACGTTGCAGAACATTCTCGGCAGTACGCCGATAGGCGATGACTTTACTGGAATTTACTACAACGGAAGTACATTTGTAACGCAGAACCCGTCGTTACAATCTACAAGTTGGTCGAAAATTGCGGAACTTTCTGCCGCAGGAAAAGCGAAAAAAGCGTTCAGTATAGGAGACGAGAAGACGGTAACGCTTACGACAGGCGAAACGATAACGCTTGTCATACTTGGCTTCGACCACGATGAAAAGACGGGCGGCGGCAAGGCAGGCATTACGTTCGGAATGAAAGATTTGCTTAATACGTCGTACCCGATGAATGCGTCAAGCACAAACGCAGGCGGATGGAATGAGTCGAAAATGAGAACGGAGACAATGGCTACGCTCTTATCGCAACTTCCGTCTGATTTAAGAAATGTGATTAAAGCGGTTAACAAGAAAGCAACAGCAGGGAATCAAGGTACATCGCTCACAGCTTCGAGCGATAAACTTTGGCTGTTTGCGGCGGCAGAACTGTGGTCGAAAACTGCAATAGAAAATAGCGCATCAAGCGACTTAAAAAATAATGCTGCCGCTTACAACGGAGAAGGAACGCAGTACGAGTATTTCAAGAATACGGTAGGAGATGCGGAACCGAACAATAGTTGCTCGGCTTTGGTTAAGCGCAAGAACGGCTCTACGTACGCCTGGTGGCTTCGTTCCCCGTACATCGGTAGTAACACCAACTTCCGCCTTGTCCTCAGCAGTGGCAGCGTCGGCGGCAACCTTGCTGGCTACGCCTACGGCGTGTGCTTCGGCTTTTGCGTGTAATCCAGAATCATATACTCTGCGCCCCTGTGTGGGCGCAGAGATAAAAATAATCGAAAAGAGAGGTAAAGAATTATGGTCTATAATTTTGTGGCAACGCCGCAAAACAACGGTAAAGACGAACTCATTGCGACGGCGCTCAATGGCGAAGCATACAGCGAGAATAACAGACTGCATATCAAAAATGCAGAATGGCATCTGATATACAAATATGACGGCTCGCCGATTGGCTGGTATGCGAGAAACGTCAAAACAAACGACGACGTGTATCTCGGTTCGGGCGCAAGTCCGTCCATTGTGCTTGAAACGCTTACGGTCAAAAACGAAGAGTTTTGGAACTCATTGTTATGCCCGGAAGCAGAAGAAATTGCGGAGGAAGGAAGTGAGTAATGTCAGTACCAAAATACAGACGTAACGAAAGTCCTATGCAGTTTCTTGATACAGCGCGGGAACTTGAAATTTATACCATACAGCGATGTGCGAATTTCCCGAAGCGGTATATGTTCTTGATAACGAAGGAACTTATAGACTTATCAAGGTCAATCTATAATAATGTAAAATCGGCAAATAGCGTCTATCCTACAAATAAGGAAGAGTCGCAAATCAGAGTAAATTTTCTCATTCAGGCGGTCTGCGATCTGCAATGTCTTGCGTCGCAATTAGATATTGCGAAAGGAATTGTTGAACATAACGACAAAGACAAAGCAATTAAACCTACCGTTTGGGAGCAATGGGCAAGACTGATTTCGACTGAACTGAAATTAGTAGTGGCTCTCAAAAAGAGCCTGCAAGGAAAGTATAATCTCGAACCCAAACCCGAATAAGAATTTGTCATAGGTTACATACCGTTATTATTGTCTGGGCGGCTCTACGAACAACTGGTGGCTTCGTTCCCCGTACATCGGTAATACCACCAACTTCCGCCTTGTCAACAACAATGGCAACGTCAACAACAACAATGCTGGCAACACCTACGGCGTGTGCTTCGGCTTTTGCATATTGTATAGGCTCGACAAAGTAACTCATTCAAAGAATGAAGCGAAATCAATGCCTTTGCAAAAGGGGTGTGTGACCTTTCCGTAAGGATAAATGGGTCCTCCGATATAGGTGACTGGACGCTTCTTGCATTGCGAGATAAATGGCGAAACTCGTTTAATAGTCATACATTATGCAGCCTACTTCGCTTAATCTGGCTGTACGGAGTGATATTATTATGAACAGTAAAGAGCGACACGAACTCCGCTACCGACGACGCAAGGCGCGACGTGAAGAAAAGAAACGTAGCCTTGCAGAACAGTACGGAGATTTCGACAAAGTATTTACCTTTGAGAACCTATACGCGGCATACAAGGGATGCTGCAAAGGTGTAGGGTGGAAGGCAAGTACGCAACGGTACAAAGCGAACGTCCTGCTCAATGTGGTTGATACGCTCGACCTGTTAAAGAGTGGCAAGTTCAAAAGCAAAGGGTTTTACGAGTTCGATATTATAGAACGTGGGAAGGAACGCCACATTAAAAGCGTTCACATCAGCGAGCGGGTAGTCCAGAGATGTCTCTGCGATTACTCGCTCGTTCCCATATTTAGCAATTCGTTTATCTACGACAACGGAGCCTGTATGAAAGACAAAGGAATAGACTTTGCAGTAAACAGGCTTATCGTTCATTTACAGCGGCATTACCGAAAGTACGGCAATAACGGTTATGCGCTGGTATTTGATTTTTCTAAATATTTCGACAGTATCAATCACGATAAGTTGAAGTCGATTATAGACGATAGTTACCCAGACAAGCGTTTGGCAGCATTTATCAAGCGTTTGGTGGACGATTTCGGCGGAGAGAAGGGGTTGGGTCTTGGCAGTCAAATATCGCAAGTCTCGGCGCTTCGCTTTCCGAATCGGTTAGATCACTATGTGAAAGAAGTTTTACATATCAAAGGTTACGGTCGCTATATGGACGACGGCTATATGTTACACCATAGCAAAGAGCATCTGCAGAAATGCCTTGCGGATTTGCGCGAAATCTGTGCCTGTCTCGGAATAAGACTGAACGAAAAGAAAACGCAGATTATTAAAATATCTCGCGGTATTACGCTACGTGCAAAAAAGAAATTGTATCGCGGCGTTGTCTTTTTGAAACGTAAGGTCTTTTTGTCGAATACGGGTAAAGTTATTGTTATTCCAGCGAGAAAGGGAATTGTAAAGGAACGCAGGAAGTTGAAGAAGTTGAAAATCAAATTCGATGCCGGCGAAAGAGAATTTTTCGACATTAAGCAATCTTACAATTCGTGGCGCGGACACATCAAGCATTGCAACGCAAAACGAACCTTGAAACGTATGGATAGATTATTTTACGAACTATTTTATAAGGAGACGAGTATGGAGGAGCCTGTTATTACAATAGAGAATATCTGTCAAGCCTGTGAAAAAGGGCCGTGCGAACAGCCCTGCGAATTATGGTACAAATGCCTTGAAGGAACTATTATCAAACCGGAGGATTTAGAATGACTGTCAGCATTATTACGAGCATTATAGTGTGGGCAATTACGGGAGCGCTCGGCGCTTTCACGACCTATTTGGGAATGAGGTATAAAAAAGTGACGCGAGAAAACAACGCTTTGAAAAATGGTATGCAAAGTCTTTTGCGAAACAATATCATAGACGCGCACGACAAATATATGAAAAAGAAATATTGTCCGATTTATGCAAAAGAGTCTTTGACGAAGACGTATGATTCATACCACGCACTGGGCGGAAACGGTGTCGTTACAAAATTGTATAACGATATTATGGCTTTGCCGGAGGAGCCGCCCGAACCGAGAAGAAAAAAGTCAGGAGGTAATGAAATATGACTTGGGAAATTATTTTAACTGTGGTGTTCGCAATCTTGTCGATTGCGGGCATTTTGGTATCTTATTACTTTTATGTAAAGAATAAGATTACAAAAGCGATTGCAGATGAGGTGGATAGCGCCGAAATAGACGACGCAACAGGGCCGGCAAAAAAAGCGGAAGTTATCGCTCAACTGCAAAAACTCATACCTGCGGTATTAAAGCCATTTATAACTTACAAGATGCTTGATGCGCTCGTTCAGACCGTGTTTGATGGCATTGAACGATATGCAAAGAAGCAGGTTGAGAAGAAGTCGGAGAAAAAGGATGCGGATAGTTAAGGGTATTCTTTTTTGGGCAATATCGCTTACGTGGGGCTTGCCTATGACGCTCATTGGAACAATTTGCGCGATTGCTCTCATTGTAACAGGACATAAGCCGCAACGGTTTCACTACTTCATTTATTTTGAAGTGGGATCGGGCTGGGGCGGCTTTGAAGCGGGCGGCTTCTTTTTTGTGAATAGACATCCGTCTTTGCATATAAGACAGCACGAATCGGGACACGGATTACAGAACATAATGCTCGGTGTTCTTATGCCGTTTCTCGTAAGCATCCCGTCTATGATAAGGTACTGGTATAGAGAACTGATTATCAGAAGCGGAAAGAAAAAGTACAGCGATTTACCCGATTACGACGCGATTTGGTTTGAAGGTTGGGCGACGCGGCTTGGAGAAAAGCACTTTAAGTAGCGCGAATGTTCAAGGCATTTATAGGTACGACCCCGTTATGTGTAACAGCATAGCGGGGTCTTTTTTTGTTTATTTGAGTTTTTGCAACATAAAAGATATTATTTTGCGCATAATGATTGACAATTTGAATATAATATAGTAGAATGAAAGCATAAAATAAACTATATGGAGGTATTTATTATGGCTACTGCTAAAATCAATGTTTGCGTTGATGAAGGAACGAAGCAAGCGGTTGAGGTGCTTTTGGATGAAATGGGGTTAAGTATGACCGCAGCAATCAATATGTATCTCAAAAGAATATTGATGGAGCAGGGTATTCCCTTTGATGTAAGCGCGAGAACTCCTAACGCAACGACTATTGCGGCTATGGATGAGTTCGAGGAAATGAAGAAGAACCCCAGCGCATACAAGAGATACCCGAATTTCAAAGCCGCATTAAGCGAGGTGCTGTGAAATGCTTGAAGTAATACTTTCTAATCAGTTCAAGCGCGATTTACGGCTTGCAGCAAAACGCGGTTACGATTTGGATTTGCTTGACGAGATCGTAAACAAACTTGCAAGTAAAGAAGAGTTGCCGGAAAAGAACAGAGACCACAATTTGACTGGCAAGTACGCAGGATTCCGCGAGTGTCATATTCAGCCGGATTGGTTGCTTGTTTACAGGACAGACGAAACGGCATTGATACTGTTTCTTTCCAGAACGGGAACTCACGCGGATTTGTTCTAAACGCAAAGAAAATTGACCTTGTTATGAGTAATTCATAGCAAGGTCTTTTTTTATGCCGTAAAACCAAAAAAATAAGCGCTCACGGCTATATGACGCAATCAAAAAATGAAGTTCTTATAAACTATCGGCAAGAGAATAAAAAGGCATACAATCGAAACCAGAAGTCTATACGCAATATACTTTCCTATACTATCTATGATTTCCTATTCTTTCCTATACTTTGTGTACTTTCGTGGCAGAAATAAAGAAATATCGTTTTTATCGAAACGAAAATAACGCGAAATGTGTTTTTCTGTGCCAGAAATATGCTTGAATACACAGTAATAAAAATTTTCAAAAAATATTTGCAAAATACATAAATTCCGTTTGACAATTACAGTTCTGTAAGTTAGAATGAAAGTACAAAATACATATTACATATCGGCAAGACCGAAAAGGAGTTTCAATGAAAGCATTACCCATCGAAGTTTATGTTACGAAAAGGCAAAGAGATTGCGATTGCACGAACGGCGGCATCAGCAGCAAGTATGAAGAATTGTTGTTAGTATGCGATGAAGGTTATGTAACAATCGACGAAGAGAACCTGCCTGAAAATTTGGTAAAGATCAGCGAAAGCCATTGCGGGTTCTCGACCTACAAGTTTATAGAGCCGGTTGCAAGACCGCAGCATCTTGGTTGGATGTTCGGCGGGAATCTCGCTTACAGCAGCGATAGCAGATATAGCAGAATGGCGGAACAGCCGCTGCCCATTCACGACAGACAGGAAACGCAGGAAATGTACGACCTGCTCACGAGTGATTAACGGAGGTAAGTATGAAGAAGTTTCTTTGCGGGTTCTACTGTGAGCCTTTAAGATGGACGGTAAGAGCAAGCTCGGAACAGAACGCGGCGGAAAAGTTTGCGAAGATGATTAAGCGTAAGCGGTTGCAGTCGGTAAGCGGCACGAAAGAATTTGTAGTGTTTGAAGCGACGGGGTATTGATATGAAAAGACCTATTGAACAGTACATAAAAGCGGCGAACGAAGACGGCGCACAGAAAGTCATTGACGAGTTGCGCGAACGGGCGTTGCAAGTAAATCCGAATATGACCGAAAAGCAATGGCAGTTCCTAAAATGCTTTGTGCTTGCCAGCGCGATTGCGAAAGCAGAAGGAGTAATTGAATGAAAAAATATGTGTATGGTATGAGGTTGCGCGGGTTCTCTCTCGGATGTCAACCGATGGACGGCTTTATCGAGCGGCGCGATAGCCTTACGGAAAACTTTTATGACGTGATAGTTTATTCGCGGTTGCTGACGGAGAAGGAATTGAAAGACTACGATTTGACGTTTATCGGAATGGAGGAAATGCAATGAGCATCGAAGAAGTAGTAGGTTTAGCAAATAAGTACATAGCGGAAGGAAGTAGCGTAGAGTTACACGCAACAATTTTTCACAGTTTGGTTCTGCGTGTTTTTCGCGGCAGTCAATATCTCGGCGGGTATTGGGAGAATGTTGCGAAGACGGAGAACGACAAGTTTTTTGGAACGATAAAGAGTCGAAAGTACAAATGCAATCGGAAGTTCGTAGTAACAGACGATTGGAATATCGACTTAACTCCTTGCAACGGCGAGTGCATTGCGGAAACCCGTCCGGGAAATTTCGTAGACTACACGAAAATTTGCAATTTGAGGGATTGAAGATGAAAGTATTATACAGGTATGAAGACGGCTGGCACAAGTTCAGGACGGAAGACAAGGCTATCGGCTACGAGTGCGCGGTTGACAGTTTCAATGAAGCCGCTGCAAAGCTGAAAAGCAGATACGAGCTGGGCGAGGTTCAGATTATAGAAGAAGCGACGGGTAAAGAAATTCCGTTCTCGAAAGTTATCCGAAGGGTAGACATCGAAAAGATAGACTGTCAGCATTCCGCGTGGTTCGACGGTTACAGATACGACGCGAAGGTTAAAACGAGCGTTGATGGCGGGAAGACGTTTTGGTATTGCGGTATCGGGAAAGAGTGTAAGACACTCAAAGAAGCGCGTGAGTATAAGGCGGCAATCGAGCATACGGAAAAAGACAGCAACATCCGTTACAGAGTTACGGAAGACCTGCAGAGCGGCGAGTTCGGAATGTACCGCGATTATACGGTTGAGCAATGGCGAAATCAAGCAATCGAATGGGCGACGATGGACGATAACGACGGGCTTGTAGAAACGCTTTGCCGGCTCGAACAGCACGAAGTAATGACCTACATTGCGGAGTTATGGGGATTGAAGTTCCGTAAGGTACGCAAAGACAAAAAGAAATTGGAGGGCATCGAAGATGTGTAATTGGAAGCAATCAAGAGGTGTAGGCTGGGAAATCAGAAAGGACGGAGGAATGACCGTTACCGTTGATAGTCCGTCAACCTTGTTCAATATGGTCTGGCAGATGACAGATCAGGAAACTGCAATCGAAGTAGACGGATGGGCGGAGCTTGCGACGGTTGGAGAAGTCTACGAAACGAGAGACATCGTAATAGAGGTGGTGGAATTATGAAGCGTGAGTGCGTCGAGATTTGTCCGCATTGCGAGCAAGAAATAACAAAGAAGTGGGACGTGGAGAAAAACGGATACCAGATTACCTGCCCGAACTGCGGGAAGAAGATTATGCTTTGCGACGAGTGCTTACATAGCGAAGATAATGAAGGTATGCGGTGTGATTGGTCGGAAGATCTCGGATGTTTCAGAAAGCCGAAGGAGACGAAATGATTTACTTAAACTACTGGACCCCGAAGGGGCATTGTAAACGTAAGAAGTTCAAGACGGTAGAAGAAGCAAGAAAGTTCGGCGTGAAGTTGCGGAAAAAGGAAGGGTATATCGTTATGAAATACGGTTGCATACACGCCTACAAGCCGAACGGAGAAGCAACGACAATAGTTCAATACGATTTGTTTGAGTAGGTGGATTATGAGCGCAGAGCAATGGAAAGAGGGCGGTAATTGCGACAAATGCCGTAGGAAAGCATATTGCACAAAGACCTGCACAGCAAAGAAGAGAAAGGCGAAAGCAATCGAACGTGCTGTTGGAGATGCGATTTTAAGAAGTATTTGCCCGCAGCTCGCGGATAAAGCAGATAAATTTAGATATTAACGGAGATCTCAATGTTAAACAAAGAACAGTTGGCTTTGACTATGGAAATAGTCAATAGATCGGAGAAACTTGGGCTGATGCAGGGCGACAAGTTGACGGCGCTCATCGACTTGGAGAAAGCGACGGAACGCTTCAATCTGCGGCTTGCAGATATGCTGAACGCGGACGACTTCAATTTCTCCCACGATTTCGTTCAAATCCAGAACGACATCAACAGGGCAACGGGCGAGTTCAGCGGAAGGTTCTTGCCGCGATTTACGGGGGTTAAGTGATGTTCAGCGATAAGCGGTATGCGCCGATTGCGGCGGAATTGAAAGGCGTTGCAGAGCGGCTCGGAATGGAAGTCCACGAAGTTGAAGAGTCGATTTACCGCAAGGTTGAAGAGCGGTATCATCTTGAGGATATAAAAACGTGGTACGAAAACGAAACTGGAAAGAACTGTTCGGCAAAAATGGCAAAAGCAATATTAACCGAATTTGAAGACGGCGAAGACTGTGGGTTGGATTTTTGGACGAACATCGAGAACGCCTACAAGCGATTAGAGGAGAAACGTAATGAAACTTGAATGGAACAACAAAGATGCGAACATCGGATTTTACGAGCTGGAATTAGAGCTTGAAGACGGAACTAAAAGGGAGATAGTCGTATGGGACAATACCTGCGAATATCAAAAGCGTGAAAACGAGAAAGATCCAGCCCACGCAAGGTACAATCCCAGCGGGTTCAGAGTAAACTACTGTCACGGGTATTCGATGGAAGAATTTTTCGACGATACCCACACACTTGAAGAAGTAAAGATATGGGCTGAAAATTTCCTGCTTGATAATCTCATAGAAGGTTACAAGGATATGCTTGCAAATCTCGAAACAGCCAGACGGCAAGCGGAATGGGCGGCGGCGTACAAAGAAGCAAGAGATAAGAGGTAACGTATATGAACAGTTATACGGAATTAAGAAACAGACAGCAGGAAGAGTTTAATGCCTTTCCGCTCGGCGCGGCGTTCAGTAATGCACAGTTCGACGAAATGATGCGGAAGTGGGGGCTTGAGCCTACGGACACAGATAAGATTTATCGGTTGCCGGGTGGGGTGTTCCTTCGCAAGTCGGATTCGCCAGCGTTTGATGAAATGGTAGAAAGACAGAGCAGGGAGCGCGAGCAGGCGATGGCGGCCGACAAGACGGGGCTGGGTTACATCAAAGATATGTTTGCGGCGGAACTTGCAAACAACGAGTTCGGGTACACGTATGAGCTGGACGAAACGCTTGACGCTCTCGGTCTTACGCTTGACAAAGTAAAAGCAGATAAGCGATTGCGTAAAGGGCTGAATAAGGCTCTGAAAAAATACTACGACTTTAAGTACGAAATTTAATCAGGAGGTTTATAAAAATGAACAACGACAAAGTGTACGACAAGGCGGAAGAAATGGCAGAAAAGGTGCTATGCACGGGAGACAAGTGCGTATGCCCGAAAATCAAAGAAGCGGGGTTGTGTAGCGGCTGTGATGTTTTTATGGCGTTACGCGATTACTACGCGGAAGAAGAAATCAAGTCGTTCGCATTGAGCGACTGGCAGGAAATCAAAGAAATTCTTGACAGCGGCAAGGCGAAAGAAGTCTTTGAAGTCGGAGACGAGCGCGAAGAAACGCTTATCACGGGAGAGAAGATTACGCTTGTTCTTCTCGGTTTCGGGCAGGACGAAAAGGTAAGCGGCGGAAAGGTCAATATGACAATCGGGTTGAAGAACCTGATGGACGGCGATTTTGAAATGAATCTTACGCACACAAACGAAGGCGGCTGGGAAAAGAGCCGTATGCGCACGGTTTATATGGAAAGAGTTTTCAAATTGCTTCCCGAAGAACTGCGCAACATCATCGTTCCGGTAAAGAAAAGCACGTCCGCAGGCGGCGGCTCTACGGATATTACGGTAAGCGAAGATAAATTGTTCTTATTCTCGCTTGCAGAGATTTATTCGCAGCGCGGCATCTCGAAATCCGATAACAGCAATATTTCCGGCAATGCCGACACGTATCAGGAAGAAGGGACACAGTACGAGTATTTCAAAGAACTGCTCGGAGATGCAGACCCTTACGACGACAACGAAGAAATAATTAAGCGCAAGGCGAACGGCGGCGGCTCTACGAACTACTGGTGGCTTCGTTCCCCGTACATTGGTGATACCGCCTACTTCCGCCTTGTCAACAGCGGTGGCAGCGTCAACTACGGCAGTGCTGGCGTCACCTGCGGCGTGTGCTTCGGCTTTTGCGTGTAATCTCAACTCTGAATACTGCCCGCCTTGTATGGCGGGCGGTATTCTTATACATACACAAATAAGAGTTTTGTCAAAGGAGAAACGCTATGAGCGAAACAGAGAAAGTGGATGTAAGCACAGATTTGTTGGAACAGCAAAAAGCAAAAGCGGTTGAGTATCTCCGTATGCTTGGTATTTTCAAGCCGTACATACAGGGATTTAAGCAATCGGACAAAGTTTGCTTCTTTGAACAGTTCGGCGGCTTCTGGGTTTGTCAAGAACCTGAAATCGAAAAGAAGATGAGGGAAATCGAGCAAGAACACGGTTGCAAGGTTTATGCGATTACTCACGAAAAAGTCTACGGCGACGATATGTGGAGTTTCCTTGTGGTTACAAGCAATCCGCAAGAATGGGTTGATTTGGTTGGGCGCAGCGGAAACGGATTTTACGCATTTGCCTACACGTGGAACAGAAGCTACGATTACGGTAGCGAGTTTGGAGACGTATTCCTGCAGAGCTTCGGCGGCGGGATAAGGAGGATAGGATGAAGCGTAGCGAAGAATTAAGACAGCAGCTCAAAGAGCTGAAAGAACTCAAAGAAAAGAAGTTCAACGAAATGGTTGCGAATAGAACAGACCCTACGCAGGAAGGCTGGGATGCAGCGTGGAACGAATACTACGACAAGTACGGCAGGCAGTTCGCGGAAGACATCAGGGTGCTGGAAAGAGCCATACATACAGAAATGAACAGAGAGATTGATGTTGGCGATGGCGTAACGATGTACCTATACAGCGACGCTTATGCTTGCACGGTAATTGCAAAGACGGCGAAGACAATCACGGTGCAGAGAGATAAAGCAACGCTCGATCCGAATTTCAAGCCAGAATTTATCCCCGGCGGATTTTCGGCGCATTGCACAAATCAGGATGAACAGTCGTACACCTACGAGCGCGATCCGAACGGCGAGATAACCAAATGTTATTGGAGCGAGAAAATGGGAAGATATACGACGGGCGGAGACCAAAGTATCAAAATCGGTCTCGGAAGACACGAGTTCTACGATTACAATTTTTAGGAGTAAGGACAATGAAAGAGATTATCGGTTACATCAAAGAAGTTACATACGGCAAAGTTCAAATATCCGTTCCCGACGACGCTACATACGAAGAAATACGCGATGCTATTTTGGAACGCGATAGCGCAGGAGGAACGTGCTACACTTCCAGCGAAACGGAAGTAACGGGGTGGGAGGAAGACAAATGAGCGGATTTGAAAAGACTGACTACCATAGTTACAATCAAAAGAACGGATACGGGTTGACGAAGGCGCAACTGAAAATGTGGACGTTGCGGCATCAGAACGGAACGCCGGAACAACGCAAGTGGATTGAAAAGATGTTGTGCGACATCAATTTTCACCACGAGTGCAGTTTACTTGCTTGGGGAAAATACAGCGAATTGCTGAAAGAAATCGAGGAGAAGTGGTAATGATAAATCACGAAAATTTGTATGACGATTTGAAGGTGCTGTTTTTAAGCAGCGGGTACCTGACCGAAGACGAGAGTTGCGGATATGACGAATTGATGTTCGCGGTCAGAAAAGATTATCTGTTCGCATATTTGAAAAGCGACGAGATCAAGACGCTTGAAGATATGGAGAAATGGCTGCGCGAAGAGTACACGAGCGACGACACATACGGGCTGTATCAGCAGGCGAAGCAGGAAGGCGAAATAGTATTTGAAAAGCGCGTATGGAATAATCGCCGTGCGGTCTTTTACGAAGTCGGAGAAGGGCTGCGGGACGGGCTGGAAGAGGAAGAAAAAATCTACATCAGGACGTTCGATTACGATACCGCTAAACAGGCGTTTGAAGTGGAACGCGATAGGTTGCTGGAAGATGATAGCTTCTTTCTCAAAGACGAAGAACCGGATGCGGAACAGAGTTTTGATTTCGGGTACGCAAAAATCAGATACGAGAACGACGACGGGGATTTCTACGAACTGTATTTAAGGCAAGTTGAAGTCGAAGAAGAAGGACGCAACTACAAATAGAATCATCGTTGCAAAATACGCGATTACAGTCCATTTCAGACCGCTCAACGGCGCGGTCAACCAAATACTCATTGAAATGATAAAGCCGTTACAAACGAAATATGGGCGTTACAGGAGGTAAAAGAAATGCCTAATTGGTGTTCGACAGTTATAAAGTTCTACTCGGAAAACAGAGAGCAGTTGGAAGCGATGCACAAAAAGTTCAACGAAATCAGGAACGGAAAGCCTACCGTTGAAAACGATTTTAAGAACGGATTTATGGGAGACTACGCAAATACGTTTTTGCCAGAACTCGGACACGATAAAGTGGAGTGTCGCGGGTGGGTTGACGGAATTGACGAAATCGAACATAACGACAAGTACGATGTGTTCACGATGTGGACGGAAACCGCGTGGACGGCAAAGATGGGAATGTGGGCAGAAATCGTAAAGAGGTTCTATCCGGAAGTTCACATTGCTTACATTGCGGAAGAATGTGGGTGCGATTATTTCTGCGTGTGGGACAAAACAAAAGGTCAGATGTTTTTCCCTGATACGTATTACGTAGACGGTTGCTTGCCGACAAAAGACGGCAAATGCGAGTTTATCGAAGACAGGTATATGTTCAGTTCGGTTCAGGATATACAGGATTATCTTGATAAGACATTGCCCTTCGAGTACAAGCATAAAGAGACCGTCGAGGAGCTTATGGAAGAAGTGCAGGAACGGCTTGATGAATACAGCGAGAACCACGAGTGCGACGAAGATTTGTACGCTCACTTCTCGGAGTTCGTCGAAATGGATCCTGCGGAGTTTGATTTAACGGTATAGGAGGTAGGTATGAAAACACTTGCGAATTTGAAAAGAGACGCAAAAAGCGGTACGCTCGAAGGCAGAATCGTCTTTCACAGTATGTGGCAGGACGGATTGCCGGAAAGGTTGCAGGGTTGGCGAAGATTAGTAGACAGCAATTCGGTTGCTATTTTCTTCCAGAACGCAGACGGAAAGAAAAGCGAGTTACGGTTAGAAAAATCAACTTTGGTTGAGTATGACGGAAATTCGCTTACGGTGTACTTTGCAGGCTACCGCGACTTAAACGATGCGGAGCGCCGCGTTATGGACGGATGGCACAGAATAACAAGTACGCCAGAGTTCAAAGAGCGAGGACGTGTAGACGCTCTTACAGACGGCTCGTCAACGTACTACGAGAAAGTTGCGTATTTCAGGAAGGCTGGAATGGAGTACCTTATGGGGCTTGAAAGACAGTGCGGTTTGAAATACGACAATTACCTTATGAAAGTTCAGGACGACAGTATTAAAGGCGAGGTCGGTATGCGGTATGAAATCCGCAGGGTGGCATAATGGTAAAAGGGCAAGTAAAAGGAAGCGTTGCGTGGTATTTGCCGGATGCGAAAAAGAATAGTCGTCCTATTGCATACAGCACGGTTGCGACATCAGATTTAATCGTAGCCTTGTATAATCAGTATGGGGATTTGCGGAAGGTCTACGAAAACATACATTACGATGAAGACGCGAAGAAGGTAGTTTCAGAATACTTGAAGTGCGGAATTTATGAAATAAATATTCGATAAGGAGAACGCAAGATGAACGAAGTAAAACGCGGCGATATTTACTATATCGTCAACAACTATCAGGAAGAAGGCAGCGAGCAACGCGCTGGGCGCCCTGCGGTAGTGGTGTCAAACGACAAAGGGAATCAGCATAGCAACGTGATTGAGGTTGTATATCTGACTACACAGCCGAAAACGGATTTGCCGACGCATATCGACATCAAGAGTGCAAACAGACCTTCGATAGCATTATGCGAACAGATTAGTTCGGTATCAAAAGAACGACTTGGAAATTATATCGGAAGTTGCACGAAGTACGAACTTGATATGCTTGCTGCCGGTATGATGATAAGTCTGGGGATTGATTTCCCTACACCGAAAGTTGTTCTTCAACCGCAGGAAAAGAAAGAAGAGAAGAAGGCGGCGGAGACTGTGCTACCTGTTAAGCAGGCTGTTACGTATGACGAATTTATTAAAGTGCAGACGGAACGCGACACATTTGTGCGACTGTACAGAGAACTTCTGGAAAAATTGATTGGAGGTAAAGCGGCGGTATGAAAAAAGACACAGTTACGATTGAGAGCGTTAAGCAAGCGATTGAGCGCGAGTTTGAAGACTATAAAGCGGAGCAGATTGCAAAAAGCACGGAAGAAGTTTTCTGCAATGCTTTTAGAATCAATGCTTGGAGCAGCATCTTCGACTTTCTGCAGGACGGAGGATTGAAAGTCGAAACAATGTTTGCGCTCTATGGAAAATGCAACGGTCATATTATCAGCACATTGGTTGATGAATATGTCTACACAGAGTATTGCGATATTGCACAACACGACGATCTGAAAGAACTTGTCGATAACTTTCTAAACGGCGAAGAATAAAGTTTTTTGTGTAGTATAGAAAATCATTGACAAAATAAACGAAAAGGAGTAAGATGTATGCAAACACAGGTTATAGGAAGCAACAGTATGTCGGTAAGCGAAATGATTAAGCAGGCAATCGCAACGAAAGGCTTGCAACAAAAAGATATTGCGGTTAAGATGGGTTGGAGTCCGCAGGGCTTCACGAACCGATTATCAAATAACACCATAGATGCGGAAGAATGGGTAAAACTCGCTGCAATAATCGGTTACGAGATACAGATGGTAGATACCGAAAACAACACCGTATTAAAGCCGCGTAGAAATAGCACGGGACCACGTGTAAAACAGATGATAGACGGTCATTGGTACGATACGGACAAAGCAGATTCACTTTGCAGAAGCCCGAAGGTGTACGGAGGCTGGTTTGAGTTGTTCCGCGATATGGGAACGGGTAAGTTCTTTACGGTTGCTTACTTGGAAACGGGACGAAGTGCGTGCGTGGCCGTCATCTCAAAAGAAAACGCAAAAAGATTTTACGAAGATTGCGGCGGCGAAGACGTGCAGAGCATATTCAAAGATTAAAGAGCAGGACGCGAAAGCAAGCGTCCTGTTTTTTTACTCTCTCAATACACAGTAATAAAAATTTTCAAAAAATATTTGCAAAATACATAAATTCCGTTTGACAATTACAGTTCTGTAAGTTAGAATAAAAGTACAAAATAAAACTTGCAAATTAGCAAGTTACTCGGAGGTTCTCAATTATGATGAAGCAAGAGTTTGAACAGATGATAGGAAAAGAAGTTTCCTATGAGACTTTCAGAATTTATGAAGAGATGTATCTTGCGGCACCTGAAAGCGTAACCAAACAGAAGTTTGTTGAGATGCTGAATATCGCAGCAATTCCCGAAAGTGAAGAAGCAATAGCGAGAAAGGAAAGGGCGGCGGAATTTAGAAAAGAAATAGACGAAAAGATAGCAGAATTAAAGAAATGGCTTGAAATGACAAAGGACGACCTGAAAAGATACCTTGAATGGAGCAAAGAACCGGACGGGGAGCGCTGGAAGGTAGACGTTAAAATCAAGCAGGGTCAGATAAAGCGGTATCGCGCAGAAATAGCGACTTTGAAAATGCTGGCAGCATAAGGGAGATAAAAATGACGACGGAACAAGCAAGAGCAAAACTGATATTGTTTTATGGGGTTAGCGACCCGACAAGCCGCGAGATCGCGTTGTATGTATTGTACGGCGAAGACGCGCCGTTTTTACAAGCCAAAGAGCAAACGCAGGTTGCAAAGATAACAATATCAGGAGGAAATCGTATGAAAGATTTACAAACCGTTTTAATCAATTTAAGGGGAGCGCAGCAGTTGTTATCGCTGTTCTGCTCTTCTACAAGACATATCGAAGCAGACGTTAAAGGCAATCCGCAGGAAGCGTTGTTCCAAATCGAAGAGATGTTCGATAAAAGCATCAAAGATTTAGAGCGCGTAGTTTACAGCAAGTAAGAAATACATAAGCGACCTGCGTTCGCTTTTTGTTGGAGGTTTTGAAATGGTAATATGCGAAGACTGCGGAGATGTTCTCGACGAGTCGGAATTGAAGCAGGAAAGAAGTTACATCAGCGATTATATGGGCGGTTGCTACGAAACATATTCGGTTTGTCCTTGCGGCGGCGAAGTGGTAGATGCAAAACGCTGCGAAATCTGCGGCGAGTATTTTAGAGAAGACGAACTACACGACAGCGTTTGTGATGAGTGCTTGAAAGAAGAGATGACGGTCGATAACGCGATAGCGTGCGGGAAAGACGGAAGTGCGAGAATGGAAGTCTCGATAAACGGCTTTCTCGCGTTTTATTTCAATCAAGAAGAAATCGACGCTCTGCTGATAAAAGCATTGGAAGACAAGATAAACGCTTCGCGTATTGATGCGAACGCGGTAATCGACAGGGCAGAAGAATGGTGCAGCGAAGACAAAAGTTACTTCGCTGATTGGTTAAAAGATAGGAGTAAAAAGCAATGACGGCAGTAACATTATTCCCATTGGAAGACAAATACAAGAAAGGAAGAATTATACCAGACGAATACAGCGCGTATATAAACGGAATGTGCGTAGGCATAATTCATAGCCGTAAAGATTATCGGCAGAAATACTATTTCCACAGCGATAACGGTATTTATGCGAATTACAGCGCGACGCTCGCGGAAATGAAAAGAAACATAGCGAAAGGCTACGAAGAAACGGTACGGGAAGGAAAATTTAAGTCTGGGAACGGGAAGCAGGCGTTTGACATAAAGTATCTGCCGGAAGGCGACAACAGTGAGTTTTTTCCGACACCAAAAAGCGTATGCGGTCAGATGATCGGATGCGTAAATTGGTCGAAAGTAAAAACGATACTTGAACCGTCTGCCGGCAAGGGGGATTTGTGCGACGCTGTAAAGAATTACTACAAACAGAGCCGTAACGAAAGGAGCGTAGATATTGACTGTGTGGAGGTGGACGCAAATTTGCGCTTGATACTGAAAGGCAAGAATTACCGCGTAGTCCACGATAATTTTTTGGATTACTTTACGAGCAAGAAGTACGATTTGATTATTATGAACCCACCGTTTTCAAACGGAGACGAGCATTTGGTTAGGGCAATCGAAATGCAGGAATGTGTCGGCGGGCAAATCGTATGCTTGCTCAATGCAGAGACGCTGCTCAATCCATACACGAATTTGCGCAAAGTCTTGATGAAGAAAATTGCAGAGCATCGGGCAGTGGTTCGGTATTTGAAATCTCCGTTTAAGAAGGCGGAAAGAAAGACCGATACGAACATTGCCCTGATAAGTTTCAATATTCCGTTGAAAGTCAGAGAGTCGGAAATGTTTTCGAGAATGGAAAAGGCTCGCGGCGAAGAGTTCCAAAGCGAAGATTGCAAAGACGTTGCGCCCGGCGACAGAATTGAAGGGCTTGTAAGAGCTTATGAAATCGAGTCGGAAGCATCGTTGGCGTTCCTGCGGGAATGGGATGCGCTTCGCCCGAAAATAATGACCGGTTCCGATTGGTATAGCAAGCCGACTATCGGACTTATGATAGGCGGGAGTGAAGTTCGAGAAGGTATTGACACGGAAGTAATAAACAATTTTTTGCAGTCGGTAAGATTGAAGTATTGGAAACAGTTATTGGACTTGCCTGAAATCGGGAAGCAAATGACAACGGCTATTCGCACTTCGTATGATGCAAAAATCAACGATATGGCGAACTATGAGTTTTCGATGTTTAACATTCAGGAAGTCATCTGGGACATCCGCGTCCAGTTACAAATGGGAGTAGAAGACGAGATACTTCGCTTATTCGATAAGTTATCGAACGAACATTGCTACTATGAAGGCAATAACGAGAACATTCACTATTACAACGGATGGAAGACAAACAAGGCTCACAAGGTCAATTACAAAGTTATAATACCAGCCTACGGGTCGTTCGCTCACAGATACGATTACGATAAGTATCAGCGGCTGGTTGAAAAGAAGAACGATTTTATAGATAGTCGTAGTTGCTATTCCGTACTTGCCGATTTAGAAAAGACGCTTGATTATCTTGACGGCAAAGATCCGAAGAGAACACGTTGCGACTTGGCAAACAGATTGCATTTTGCGGAACGGCGCGGCGAGACGCGAAACATAGATTGTACGTACTTCTACGTTACGTTCTATAAGAAAGGAACCTGTCACATCACGTTTAGAGATGATGCAAAAATCTTGATAGACCGGCTGAACATCTACGCTGGCAAAAATAAGAATTGGCTTCCGCCGAACTACGGAAGAGCATCGTATAAGAGTATGACGGAAGAAGAGCGGGCGGTTGTAGATTCCTTCGACGGCGGAGAAGAGAATTATAACAAAGTGTTTGAAAATCAAAAAGACTATTTAATCGAAAGCAACGGTTTTTTGGCGCTCGCTGCGGGAGGTCAGTAATGAATAACGAAAAAGCACAGTATATGGCAACGCTTACTGTTCAGCCGTTGTCAGGAAATGTCGGGTTTACTGTAAACGCTTACGGTAACAGCATAGAAACGGCAAAGAAAATTGCGATGCAGAACCTGAATGAATTATGCGCGAAGTATAAGTTCCCGATAGGGGAAATATGGGTAATGCTTTCGGTTGAAAAAAGTGGAGAGCATATTGACTTTGACGAAACGACTGCACAATGGGACGGCAAAGAAGCAAAAATAAATTGGGATGTGGTGGTATGAAAGAAGTTTGTATCATAGTTGCAATGTTAAAAGAAGCGGAGCCTATCGTAAGGCAATTTGATTCGATAGTTGAGCATAATGTCTTCGGAAGACGTGCATTCATAGGAAGGCTGAATGGAGAAAAGTTAAGCGTTATCGTCAGCGGCGTTGGGAAAGTAAACGCAGCAGTGTGTACGCAAATAGCATACGATTATTTATCTGCAGACATTATTATCAATATCGGCGTAGCAGGCGGTCTTAACAACACAGTAGAAATCGGAGAGATGTATGAAATATACAGTGCAGTACAATACGATTTCGATTTATCAGAAGTTAACGGTACGAAAATTGGAACGCTGGACGGTATGTATTCTAACTACTTAACTTTCGACGTTACACAAATGGACGCAAGAAGACTTGCGACCGCAGATAGGTTTAATGATAGTAAAGAAGATAATGTACTTTTGACGCAGATTCTGGATGCGGATGTGCGTGATATGGAAGGGGCTGCGATTTTGCAGGCTTGCTATTTCAATGATATTGAGTGTTATTGTTACAAAGTCATTTCAGATAAGTTTGGGAGCGGAAGCACGGTTGAACAGTATCAGCTCAATCTCGAAAAGTGCTTGAAGAAAATCGGGGAAAAGATTCCGACAATTCTAAAAAGGGTGTATGGCAAAGAAAGATGAGCGGGTATCAGGACAGTTTATTAAATGAACTTATAGTAGACAATTTTGCTGGCGGCGGCGGTGCAAGTATCGGCATTGAACTTGCTGTCGGAAGACCGGTAGATATAGCGGTCAATCACGACGAAGACGCAATCGCAATGCACAAGGTCAACCACCCCTGCACGACGCATTATCAGGAAGATGTGTTTGCGATTGAGCCTGAAAAGGTTACGGGCGGAAGACCTGTCGGAATCGCGTGGTTTTCACCCGATTGCAAGCATCACAGCAGAGCAAAGGGCGGAGTTCCTGTAAGCAAGAAAATTCGCGGTCTATCGTGGGTTATTCTTAAATGGGCATTATCGCACGTTGCGCCACGCTGTATCTTTATGGAAAACGTAGAAGAAATCCAGACTTGGGGACCATTGAAAGAAATTGACGGTAATACATACCCCGATCCCGAACGAAAAGGCGAGACGTTTAACGGATTTATCGCAATGCTCACAAACGGCATCAGTAAAAGCCATCCTGCATTTGCGGAAGCCTGTGAGTTCTTAAAGATTACGCCTGATAGCGAACAGGGGGACAGACTTGCAAACGGTCTTGGATATAACGTGGACTATAAAGTTCTCAAAGCCTGCGACTACGGTGCGCCGACAATCCGTAAGCGGTTTTATTTGATAGCGCGTAGAGACGGGCAGCCTATTGTATGGCCAGCGCCTACACACGGGAAGGGATTGAAGACGTATAGAACGGCGGCAGAGTGTATTGATTGGTCCATTCCTTGCCCTTCGATATTCGGACGGAAGAAAGACCTTGCGGTTAATACTCAACGGCGTATAGCGCGTGGGCTTGATAAGTTTGTCATTCGGAACCCTAAACCGTTCATTATGCAGATGAACTTTGAAAACGTACCGCAAGATATTGACGCGCCTTTGAGTACGATTACTGCGATAAATAAGCATTATATGAGCGTGCCGCAGTTGGAGCCGTACATAATGAGCAATAACACGAATAATGCGTCGCACTCAATAAGAGAGCCGTTACCGACCGTTACAACGGGCAATAGGAATTTCCTTTGTGCGCCGTCGCTCATTCAGTATCATTCCGAACAAAGCGGACGCGAGGTGCGCGGGCAGAAAGTTGACGAGCCGATTATGACGATAGACAGTTCGCCGCGCTACGGCGTAAATACCTGTTTTATATCAAAGTATTTCGGCGGCGAAAAGCAAGCGGGCGCGGATATTAAAAAGCCGCTGCCTACCGTAACGGGAATCGACCATAATTCGCTCGTGGCGGTCAATTTGAGTTGTCGATATGGAAACGGTAAGGACGGACGCGGAAAGCCCGCTGACGCGCCTATGCCTACCGTAACGGCGACAGACCATAACGAACTTGTTGCAACAAACCTGTTGCATTACTACGGCGGCGCAGACCACGCCTCGCGTTCTGATAGCCCGCTCCCGACGGTTACGACCGCGCCGCGTCATTACGTTGTTAAAACGTATTTGCGGAAAATAGACGGCGGTCAAGGGCTTGGAAATTGGGATAAAGTCAGGACGTTGCTCAATACTTACGCAGGGTATCAGATAGCCGATGACGAAATTCCGATAATCGAAATAGACGGTATGCAATATTTCATCTCCGACGTCGGAATGAGAATGTTAAAAGCGAAAGAGTTAATGCTTGCGCAGGGGTTCCCGCCCGACTATATCCTTGACATAGAATCGCATATCGGTAAAAAGTACAGCGAAGCAAAACAAATTGCAAGGCTCGGTAATGCGGTATGCCCACAAGTTGCTACGGCGCTTATCAGAGCAAATATGACCGATCTGGCATATAAGAAACCACTTCACACAGTTAAAGAATTAAACGCCGCTATGTGCGGATAAGGCGGTTATATGAAGTATTTTATATCAAGTTGCAGCAATGGTAAAGATAGTCTTGCAATGACATATCGTCTCATAGAAGAAAAGAGGCCATTAGACGAGATTATCTTTTACGACACGGGAATGGAGTTTAGTCCGATATACCATAACTGGGACAAATTAAAGAAAAGAGCGGAATCTGCTGGAATCAAGTGTACGTTACTTAACCCAGAATGTCCGTTTACCTACACTATGATAGATAAGCCGGTAAATGTTGGTAAAGCGAATGAACATAGAGGGTATGCTTGGTGCGGAGGTGTGTGTCGCTGGGGAACAACTGAAAAACTAAAAGCCCTTGATAAATACTGTGAAGAAAGATATGCGATTTGCTATGTTGGGCTTGCTGCAGATGAGCCTGAAAGGTTAAGTAAAGAAAGGAAGGCATATAAAAAATTCCCACTTGCAGAGTGGCGGATGACAGAGAAAGATTGCCTTGATTTTTGCAGAAAGCGCGATATAGGATGGAATGAATCGGGAATAGATTTGTACGACATACTTGATAGGGTTTCCTGTTGGTGTTGTGGAAACAAAAACTTATGGGAATTGTACAATATCTGGAAATACCTGCCTCACTATTGGGAAAGGCTGAAAGCCCTGCAAACAGAGATAGAGCGTCCATTCAAAAAAGAATATTCGATATTCGCGCTTGAAGAGAAATTTAGGAACGGCTATATTCCGATACACAGAACACGCAAGAAGGTTGACGTATGAGAAAGAAGGCTATTTTAGTTATCATCATAACAATATTGCCGATATTGTTTTAATAGGTAGGAGATATATGATTTTACAAGGAGATGCACTCATTAAACTTCAAGAATTGCCTGCAGAAAGCGTAGATTGCTGCGTTACATCTCCGCCGTATTTTAAGTTGCGCGATTACGGAGTAGAAGGACAAATCGGGCTTGAAGAAACGGTAGAAGAGTACATTGAAAAATTGGTTGCGGTATTTCGGGAAGTTCGTCGTGTATTGAAAAAAGACGGTACGCTTTGGGTCAATATAGCAGATAGTTACGCTGGCAGCGGGAAGGGCGCAGCGAATTACCCTGAAAACGCTGCAAAGTATAAGCAGGGAACGAATAAAGGATTGCTTGGAAGTGGTATCGACAGAACAGATGCAGAAGGATGCAAGCCGAAAGATTTAATTGGGATTCCGTTTTTACTTGCATTTGCGCTTCGCGCAGACGGTTGGTATTGGAGACAGGTCGATATATGGAATAAGCCGAATTGTATGCCGGAAAGCGTAAAAGACAGATGTACAAACTCTCACGAGTACGTGCTTTTGTTTTCCAAATCAACGCGGTACTATTTCGATTATCAGGCAATAGAAGAGCCGTGCGTTGGGTTCAATAACGACCCGCCTGCAGGAAGCAAGGGGACGTTAAGACCGAACTCGCGGCGCAGGAAGGGCAATAGAAAGACGTTTCGCGGCGGCGGTACATACACGCAAAACGGTGCGTTTAACAATAGCGAAGCAAAAGATAATGAAACGCACGGGAATCTTCCGAACGAAACAGGGATGCGTAGAAAGCGGTCTGTATGGAATATTCCTACGGTTGGAAGCAAGTACCATCATTTTGCGACGTTTCCGCCGAAATTAGTTGAGCCGTGCATCTTGGCGGGCAGCAAAGTTGGCGGCATAGTCCTTGACCCATTTGCAGGGACAGGAACTACGGGAGAAGTTGCTATGAAAAACGATAGAAAGTATATACTTATCGAATTGTCATCAGAAAACGCGGCTATCTGCCACGACAGACTGGAATCGGGACAGATGTCGTTCAAATTTATATAAAAAGGAGTTGTAAAAAATGGTTAGTTTTGATGCTTGTGAAGGAAATCCCGGAGCGCTTACTTTTATGTGTCAGGCGTATATGGGTGGAGGTATGGGAAACGCTTTCAAAGCAGAGTGCGCATTTCAGCGTGTTATAAATGCTGGAATTAAAGGAAGCAGACTGTATCAACTATGGAATGACTGTTGCGGACGCGATACGGATTTTGCGCTTGAAGTTATGGCGAAGTACGACATTGAAGATATAAAGCGTCATATAGACGGTAACGGTTGCTACGGAGAGCCTTTTGAAAGGAGAAAAGACGATGAAGCGAATTAAAGAGGAATTGCGCATCACGGTAGAATATCTGCCGAACGATTATCTTGAGGACGGAGACGATTGGGAATTGCACATCTCGGTTAACGAAGATAATGCGGGACCGCACAATATTACACCGTTCGGGAAAAGCCTTAAAGACCTGACGGTTAACGAACTTGTGCAGTACATCAAAGAAGCAATCGAGGAGGAACTGTTTGAATGAAAGAGAAAAAAAGAATACTGACTGAAAAAGAACAGAAGGTAGCGATTGACTTCTTGGAAGAATTGATATTCGCAAATACACCTGTTCCCGAAGGGTTCTTCAATAAAATGATGGAAAAGTATGAGCTTATGACAGACCCGTTTACAGGCTTGCCGTGTACGCCGAAAGAATACGCAACGAACAGGTTGGAGTACGATAGGCAGAGTATGATACAGAAATACGGTCATTGCGACGGATTGGAGTAAGAATATGATACATCACGTTTGTATGAATATAGACGGAGCAATCGTAAACGCCAAAGATTTGCGCGGTTGCATTACAGTAGAGGGACACACGCTTAACACGGTGGCGGAAGTTAGGGCGTGGTTGAATGAGCAAAAGGCAAAAGGTTATAGAGTTCTGCCGTTCGGCTACTGTAAGTGTTTCGATTTTCAGAAAGGCTGTCCGGGACACAAGGCAAAAGAGGAGTGCGACGAACACGAAGCGATTTGCAAAATTGCAAGCGCTATTTGCGAAGAAGAGAAGACCTGCCAGCATTGGTGCGGCGTTTATACAGAATGTAAAGCATATCAAGAAGCAAAGAAAATATACGAGGAGCGAAAAGCCAAATGAAAGCAATGTTAATATCAATACGCAAGCCATTCACGGATATGATATTTCGTGTGGACGATTATTACAACGACTACGATAAGACAAACGAATGGAGAAAAAAGCCGTTGCCGCTGGGGCATTATTTTGTTTACGAAAGTAAGTATAAGGGCGGAAGCGGAAAAGTAATCGGGGAGTTCGACATCGTAGAAAACCACAAGTTCTCGATAGGAAGCATCTCTTTTGAAGATTGTATGGCAAGCGACTTGGTTAAGCAAGGCATAGTTGCTTACGGGTTTTTGAAAGGGTACGCAAACGGGGCAGAGTTTATCTACGCAAATATAATCAGGAACGCAAAACGCTATGACAAGCCGAGAGAGCTGGGGGAGTTCTTAACGCCGAGTGGAACGGGTGGAGTTTGGGGAAATCATTATCTTTCCCGACCGCCGCAGTCGTGGCAATACGTGGAGGGCTAAATACCGTGAAAAAACTAACGTATACAAAAGCAGAATTACTGCGCGAAGCAAAATCGTTTTCGTTATATTACGGCAGACTTGAACTTATGTCGGACGATATGCGCAGACGATTTGATGAGTTTGTGCAGAAAGTTAAAGTCTATGAAAAGGAAAAAGAAACGGCTATTTGAGGAGGAATTTTATGACTAAAACAGCAAAATACTTTGAAACTTTTAACGGTTGCGATTACTTCCGCGACAAATTCAGTAATGTTTATATGCGTATGCCTATAAGCGGAGAGATTGCATTTTGTAGTAACCTTAAAAGGGGGAATTTGACGGAAGATAAAGCCGAGCCGTCCTACTCAGTTAATGATGTTGAACTTATTTATTAA